GTGTTTATATGCGTACTTCGGGTCTCGCGCTGTCCCATGAAAAAAATCCAGTTAACCTAAAATACAGTTAACTTCCCGTGAAATTTCACGCAGCCTTATCTTATTTACAAGACAAGAAACTGAGAGTTGACGGTTAGTTAACCTGTCAGTTAACCAATTGACAACCCGGTTAACCATGCAGACAATGGGGATATGGGCCGTGTTTCGAAAAAGGACTTCGCGGATCTGGCTGGCGTCTCGAAAGCGGCCGTCTCGAAGGCGATACGGGAGAACCGGATCCCTGTATTGCCAGACGGCACGATTGACGCAGAAGCGCCGGAGTGTGGCGCCTACATTGCCGCTAAGAAGGAGCGGTCAAAAAAGAAGAAGCCAAGCAAAGCGAAGAAGAAGCCAGGTCCGAAAAAGAAGTCAGCGCCGCGGGGGCGCCCATCTATTGACCGTCCACCTTTTCCCCTCCCAAGCGAAGACGACATCTCAAGTGCCATGGATAAGCTCGTCCTTGAGCGACGAAAACTGGCAGCACAGGCCCAGCAACTTGAACTCAAGAATGCCCAGATTGAGGGGCGCCTCGTTGCAAGGGAGATTATGATCCGTGGCGTATGGAACCCACTGGAAACATTCCTTGTACGGCTACTCACAGATGGAGCCAAGACGATCACCTCAACGGCGTTCTCCCTTGTTCGGTCCGGTCTCGAGGCGGAGGAGAGAGGAGAGAAGGGTGTCGCCCGCGAAGAAGTAGAGGTGGCCATCCGGGAAGAGATCTCCTCCCTTGTTAAACCGCTGAAGCGTGACATCAAAAGGGCGCTGTTCGAAGATGTGTAATATCGACACAATTGGAAGGCAGTGGGCGTCCGAGACGGCGTTGGACCTCACAGACCATATTCAGCAGATGACACCGGTTGAGTGCAACGAGAGCATGCGCTTCCTGCCGTCGTCAGAAACTAAAGATCCTGGCTACATCCGATTTGACCGTACCCCGTACTGGATAGAGATTCTGAACTGCTTCGATGTCCGTGAAGATGTCCGCGAAGTATCCGTCCTGAAGTGTGTGCAATCCGCTTACTCGACAATCTTGAGGGCAATCGTTTTTTATTTCGCTGTTCATATCCGGACCGCTCCCGTCATTTACTCGAACGTCACAATCGACGCTGCCAGGGAGATTATTGATTCATCGTTCATACCGATGTTTCAGTTATCCGGACTCGGAGGCATCTTTCAAAGCCATGACATCGGGAACAGTAGAAAACGCGGTGTCACCAAGGATCACATGCAGTGGGTCGGCGGCGGCCACATGATCCCGAGAGGCGGGCAGAAAGCCCACATGATGAGAGAGATCCCTGCTTTAGGACTACTGCTCGACGAGGTAGACGCCTATCCGGACAACCCGGACGGCGACCCAATCCAGCTTTTTCGTGATAGGACAACTGCATTTGATGATGTCAGAAAGATTTTCATTGGGTGTACGCCTACAACGAGGGGGGCATCACGGATTGAAGAGCAATACAACAGAGGTGACCGGAGGAAATACAAGGTTCGGTGTCTGAGGTGCGGAGAGGCACAGGAGCTGCGGTTCTCCGGAACGAACAAGGACACAGGAGAGAAGTATGGTCTGAAATGGGATATGAATGGTGACCAGCTTGACATAAACAGTGTTCGATACCACTGTAAATACTGCGATAATCCACATACAGAGCACGATAAAATCAGGTTTATCGCGAAGGACAATGCCTTTTGGGAGCCTACTGCCGTTCCGGTTGAGCCAGGAATCAGGAGCTACCATATCACCGGCCTCATGTCTCGCCGAACAAGGTGGTCAAAAGGCGTATCGATGTACCTCGAGGCCATGGACATCAAGACGGGACGCACGAAGAGTAGGAAGGCTCTTCGCAGGCTTTACAACAACTTTCTCGCGCAGACATTCGAGGAGGAAGGGGACAAGATCACATTCCGCGTCGTATCCGGTCACCGACGGCAGTTCTACACCAAGGGACAGATACCAAATAAGAAAATCGAAGAATACTGCGTATCTGGCGTACTGTTTCTGACCATGACCGTGGATGTTCACAAATCGCATCTCAATGTTGCGATTTGGGGGTGGACACAGGGCGACGGGTTTGGTTTCAGTCCGTGGCAGATCGACTACTACCAAATTATCGACGAGACAGAGACCGGGTTTGAAAGCATCGACGCGGAGGGATGGGATCAACTCAGGGATGTCATCGACACAGAGACATGGGTAGACGACTGCGGCCGAGAGTACCGGCTGGCATTGAGCCTAATTGATGCCCGGTACAATACCGACGTGGTGGTTGATTTTTGCTCTCAATGGGATCACATGGTTTATCCCATTATGGGGACTGACAAATCGCCGAAGTCCAGTACTATCCAGCCATTCAAGGAATCAAGAACAAAATCTGGTGCGCTGTACTATTTGATTACCGTCGACGAATATAAAGACCGATGCGGACCAGCGCTGCGCCGTAGGTGGCGACCAGAGCACGGCACTCAACGCCCATATGTCCTCAATTTGCCGGTAGACGCTACCGACGACGAGATCAAAGAACTCACCCGAGAGTACAAAAAAGAGGTTGATCTCCCGAACGGCCGGAAAGGGTATGTATGGCACCGGCCGAGTGGCGCTGATAATGAGCTCTGGGACCTCCTCGTGTACGGGCATGCTTCGGTGGAGATACTCGCCTATCTTGTGTGCGTAAAAGTATACGAGCTCGATGATGGTGTGGATTGGCACCAGTTCTGGGAATACTGCAAGAGCGGGGTGTTCTGGAAGGAGGCAGCCTAAGCCCATACCGCCCAGATCTGGACGCCTTTCTCACCAGGATGTACGCCAGCGGTCCCTATCTTGACAGCCCGCCCGGCGCGCTTCCTCCGTTTCCCGTATCGCTCCGGGTCCCCTCCCCCGTGGGCACATGTCTCGATTCTGAGCCGTGAAAGCTCATCTTCGGTGATTCCCTTTATCACCTCGGCGAGCCGGTCGATCCGCTCTTGGGTGATGCCGCTCGGGACGTTCGCTTCGAGTAGTAGGCGAGCGGCCGTGACGGCCGCGTCGGTGCTCATCTCTCACCCCTTGGCCGCGACCACGGCAACCTGTGATTCCTGTGATGATTCTCCATTCGGACGTAGTCTGTCATATTGTCTCCGCCTCCACCAACTCCGCCAGTACAAGGCATGCCTTGTTTTCCCAAGGAGGAAGGCTTGGACTGTTAATCCTAACATCTTTTTGGTTTTTTTCATGCTCTCGCAACCACTTAGCTTGAGATACCACAGCATGTCGGAAAGCCGCATGCCATCCCCTTGGCCCGAAATGTAATTGAGGAAGGGCTGGACTCATCCATGCAATTAATTTTCGGGCCCAGGACTCCGAGTCGTCTTCGCTGGCGCACGACTCAATCAACATATCGTAGGTTAGAAATGCACAATCCAATTTACAAGAGGAATCTGAAAGAAGTTCTTCTTTCACCGCCTCTCGTAATGGATTTAATATTTTCTCTCTGGACAATTGCCAAGCCCAGCCTGACGGATCTTCTTTCAAGCAACTTACGACACGCTGTTGTTTTTCATTCAAATCCATCAGCGACGGCCCTCCGGCCATCACTTGATCTAAGAATTCTCCCATCTTTACACTCCTTTGCTTGGCTGATAATCGGCCACTATATGTTTTCTTCGGCGACGTATATTCGTTCGCCATTGAAATCCTCAATCCAGCCCCATGCTCCATCCTGGATTGCCGCCGGCGTAAGGTCGGCCTCGATAATCATTTTATCGCGAGCATCCTCAATCGAGGATGCCTGAATTATCCCGCTTTCTCCGTCTGTCTTATAAAAAAAATCCATTCTCTTACTCCTTTCTGCCCATAGTATCGATATCTAGCGGATAGCAAGATACTTCCCATGTCGCGAGACTTTCTGGAGTCCCGCTTGTGATCAATTTCGCCCCTATTGCCGGGGCATATCCACTGACGCCCCTGTTGTTCCAAGATGTATCTGTGAATCGGATTATGTCTCCATTCGGAGACGGTCGAAACTTGTTTTCATTTCCAACTTTAACGATAAAGCCGGTGGCGGCTTTGGTTCCTGTTCTAATCTTCATTTTTACTCCTTTTCTGGCCGAATCGGCCTCCACTCCCGCCCGCCACATAGTGGCGAGCAGGGTGGGGGTCGGTTCAGCGATCACATTTAAATCTGAATCTAGGCGCCGGTCTGCGTCGCTGAAAATCGATTGCCTCTTGCGCTGCAACAGGAAGTATCGTGCAGTCGGGTGCCGGACAACCGCGCCAGCCTCCAGTGTAGGAGAACAATTTCCATTTTCGTGACTCTTTTTCAAAGGAAAAGAGTCTTCCTTCTGTGCTGTATCCCCATTCGGGGTATTTTGGATCGACACCGCACACTTCTTTGTAATACTTTTTCATCTTCTTACTCCTTTTCTGGCCGAATCGGCCGCCACTCCCACCCGTCATTGCTGGCGGGCAGGGTGGGGGTCGGTTACTCAGCAACGTAGATGAGACTGGGGTCTTCGCTGGCGATTTCCTCAGCATCCTCTACCGAGATGTCCTCTCGCGCGTCCTCAGTAGGATCGGCGTATTTGCAGAGGATTACCCTGTTATCGTTTTTCTTGGCTTCAATTGCTTCGTATCCGGTTTTCATCTTTCTCTCCTTTGCTCATGGCCGCTCCATTGCGACCATCTGTACCTACTATAGCGGACACATCAGGATGTGTCCAGTAAAAAAGTGAATCAGGCAAAATCTTTTTTTGAGACAATCTAAATAGCTGTATTTATTATATAATTATGCAAGTGAGACATTTTTATGCATTCCCGCTTGACCAGTGAGACACTAATGAGACATACTTGTCTCAGAGAGACATTTTTGTCTCAATTTTGGGCTATGAGACATGGCATCAGCAATAACCGCAACATGGCTCCAATCTCGGATCGATAAGACCAAAACGGCCATCGAGGCCATCGAGGACGCTATTCTTGCGCTGTCTACTGGAAATCTCCAGAGCTACACGATTGATACAGGCCAGACCCGGCAGACGGTGACGAAGAAGGATATATCGCGGCTAAACGTCGAGCTCGACAAGCTCTATCTCCGCTTGGATTGGCTCGATACCAGACTCAACGGCAGCGGGACAAGCCTGGTGAGGTCCGCATGAGCTGGGGCCGCCGCATCGAGGAAGAGGAGCTCCCCTGGATCTGGCCCGATTCGCCAGCAGCTGAAGAACCCGAACCGGTTCCGATTCAAGCCCAATCTCAATTCATTTCTCCACCGACAGGCACGTACGATGGGGCGAATTTCTGGGGAGGTGTCTCCGGCCAAATCGATGAGATCGCCTCGCTTGATTACTGGACACTCAGATCCCGAAGCGGAGCCCTATTCCGGACGAACACCTATGCTATCGGAATTGTAAATCGCCTCGTTACCAATGTGATCCACAAAGGATTGGAGCCGGAGTTTACGCCAGAAGAATCTGTCATCGGCGCGCCAGAGGATTCCCTCGTCGACTGGGCCGACAAAATGGAGAATCGCTACCGGCTCTACGGCAAGGCGAAAGACATTATCGATTGCAAGGGATACCGAATCGATGGAGAGCAACAAGCCCAGATCTACCAAGAGGCATTTATCGATGGGGACTGCCTGGTCATCAATCGACAGCACAAACCAACGGGACTCCCTCAGATTCAGATTGTCTCCGGAAACCGTGTGCAGACCCCACCCGAGCACGCGATGGACGAAAATATTGTCGACGGTGTAAAGCTCGACAAGAACGGCAAGCACCTCGGGTTCTGGGTCTATCAGGGAACCGATCACATTCTCAACGACAGTTACGTCTACGTGCCTGCGCACGGGCCGAGGTCGGGTCGCCACACCGCTTGGCTTGTCTACGGTCCGAACAAGCGCGAGGACGACGTGCGTGGGATGCCCGGGCTTGGCATGGCGATCCAGCCGCTCAATGAGATCCAGAAAAATAGGGACAGCGCTCAACTCAAATCATCGATCAATGCTATGATCATTGGATTCATCAAGCGGGCACAAGAAGCCAAGATGATTCCTCACATCGGCAACGGCGCCGTGCGCAAGGACAGCGTCACAGATGACACGACGGGCGAAACGAGGCCCGTGGAGGTCAACAGGATCCTGCCAGGGGTATGGTTTGGCTCACTGCAACCGGGCGAGGAACCAGTCCCGTATTCTGTCCATGGAACGGATGTGAATTTCGCGTCGTTCGAGTCGGCCATTGTAGCTGGCCTCTCATGGGCAATGGAAATTCCTCCTGAGATCTTATTGCTTAGCTTCAGCAGCAACTACTCTGCATCCCAAGCTGCTCTACGCGAATTCATAATGGTTCTCGACGAGAAGCGGGCTCGGTTTGCGTCTCAGCACTGTCAGAATCTCGTCGAGGAGTGGTTTATATCCGAGCTACTGCTTGGAAAAATCGAGGCGCCAGGGTTCCTCGAGGCGCTGTCCGACCCGATGAAATACGACGTCAAACAGGCTTGGCTGTCAATCGATTGGATTGGCTCCATCAAGCCGTCGGTGGACATCCTCAAAGAGGTCAACGCCCACAAGGCAATGGTCTCCGAGGGGTGGGAGACCAATAGTCACGCCTCGAGGGCGCTCACTGGCTCCAAATTCGATAAGACGATCCGAAGGGTAGAGAAAGAGAACCGCATGAAGGTAAAGGCGATGCGTCCCATCCTCGAGGCACAGCGCGAGTTTGGCGAGAAGAACGTCACCGATGCGATGAAGGCGCTCGGCATGGGAGTCTTCGATCCAGCGGACATGATCGAGGAGGAGGCCGCGGCATGAAGCTATTGATGCTCCAAGAAGAAGTCGAGAGACTCACATACCTATTCGCCAGTGTCGTCGGGCAGCCCCTGCCTGAGGCGAAATCGAAAGATCGCGATCCTGTGCAGGTCAAGAATGGTGTCGCGACCATCAAGATAAAAGGGCCGCTCTATCCGAAGCGCAACTCTTGGCTCGACTATTGGGAAGAAGATTACGCGGTCTACTCGGAGATCATTTCCGATGTAGCCGAAGCCCAATACAAGGGCGCCAAGCAAATTGATTTTGAAATCGATAGCCCTGGTGGATATGTAGATGGCCTGTATGACGCAATGAAGGCGATTGCTTCGGCAAGCGTCCCGACAAGGACGATTGCCGGCGACACCTTGGCCTCCGCAGCCTACATGTTGGCATCTCAAACAGGTGAAATCGTCGCTGAAAGCGAAGTCTCGGCAGTTGGAAGTGTCGGCATCGCAACAGCGATGTACGTGTCCGACAGAATCGTCGACATCACCAATAGTGACAGTCGAAACAAGCGGCCGGACGTGACCACCGAAGAGGGGAAGAAGGTTGTCGAGGAGGAGCTCGACGACTTTTATGAGGTGTATGCAGAGATGATTGCAGCTGGCCGTAAGACTACTGTCGACAAAGTCAAGCGAGACTACGGCCAAGGGGCCGTAATGACCGCCAGGACCGCCCTCCAGAAGAAGATGATCGACGGAATCATGAACAACCAGCCCGCCGAATCCAAGGCGGCAAAGATAGGAGACAAGATGGACCCGAAAACACTGAAGGAAGAGCACCGGGCCACGTATGACGCCATTTTCGAGGCGGGCAAAGAGGCGGGCTCCAAAGAGGAGCACGAGCGTGCCTGTGCTCACCTCATCCTCGCAGAAGGAAGCGGCGATGTCGAGGCGGCTCACAAGGCGATCAAGGACGGAGAGGGCATCACCGAAATGGTGAAGGCGCAGCACATGTCAGCCGCCATGAAGCGCAACATGATCCAGGCTCGACAGGACGACAACCCGCCCGAGATCAATACCGCTGGCGATGCCGCTGCATTGACAGCCAGCCAGGACGAGAAGGACCGACAAGCCTTTTTGGCCAAACACAAAGGATGGGTGGTGGAATGATTACGACTCACGAAACAAGAGACGATCTCGTCCTGGGGAAATGCGACTATGAGCCAGAGCTCATCACAGCAGACCTGACAGGAACAGCGGGGAGTATCACGTCCGCAACGAACGAGACGGTGGATCAGGACACCAAGACCCTTGTTGTCTCGGTGGATGGTGGCGCCAACCAGACGGTCACGTTCGATGGGACGACAAACACGGCCGCGCTTATTGCCGCACAGGCCAATGCGCAGCTCGACGGATGCTCTGTAGAGGTCGACACCGGACATGTGAAGATCACCTCCGACTCCACGGGACTTGGCAGCTCCATCGCTATCGACGCCTCCAGTACCGCAACACTCACATGGGATGCGGCCGTTGCTGGAACGGGCCAAAGCGCCACTTGGCCAAAGGGAACTCTTTTGGCCAGGAACACGAGCACCAAGAAGATGGGGCCATACAGTGACTCTGGCTCAAACGGATTGAACGAGCCAACAGCGGTTCTGCCGCATTCGCTGACGTTCGCGGCAAGCGGCGATCTCAGTGTCCGGGTGATCAAAGGTGGTCACTTGAACAAGACAAAACTTTCGAAACTCGATGACAGCACGGCAATTGATACGCTCGTCTTCGACAAACTCATCAAAAACAGCGGTATCACGTTCGAGGCAGTAAGAGACCTCGGCGGGACAGAGAGCTGGTAGGAGGGCAAAATGGCCGTTTCTGATACGATTCAATTGCTGGAACCGTTCATCGAGGCAGATGAAGGGCCGGCTGGTCTTTCCAGCTTGTTCAAGGTTCCAGTTGGTGGAATCCACAACAAAACGAAGGTGGAGTTCCATGTGATGCGGACATCCCGCAAGATCGCGCTTCCCGTTCGAGATCCCAGTGTGGGATATCGAAAGAATTCGCTGAAGAGCTTCACTATCAAGGAGATTGTCCCGACAGTCTACAAGGAGGCGCTCACAATCGGAGCTGATGAAGTGATGCAGGGGCGCACTATCGGCAAAACAATCTATGAAAATCCAGCGATCATGGAGCAAATCCGAACAAAGGTTGCCCCTACAGTGATGGAGCTCCAGCAAATGATCAAGCTGGCAATCGAGCTCTATGGCTCTCAGGTGCTTCTATCTGCCACGGTGTCCTTATCAGATGAGAACGGGGTGGTTTTCACTGAGGACTTCGGGCCAAGAACGACGCACTTTCCGAATGCATCGGTGGCATGGACGACTACTGGATCCGCGGTTCCGTTCACTGACATGGCGGACCACTATGATGTGATTTCCACCAATGGCAAAAAGAGGGTCATGCGCTCCGTTATGAATTCGAAGTGTTTTGACGATATGAAAAACACGGACCAATTCAAAGCCGGCGCGTCCAGTTCGTACACGGGTGAAATCTACCGTCTGGACGATAGTCGAGATCCAATCCATCCGAGATTGCCCGCGGATTTCATCTTCAAGGGTGTACTCAAGGTGCGTGGACACGAGGTGGATCTGTACACATACGATGGGTACTATGACGATCCGTCGACAGGAGCCGCTACCAAATACGTGCCCGACAACAAGGTGATCAGTGAAGCCGAGCCGAGGCTTGATGCGACGTTCGGGAAACTGAACAAGTTCGGTATCAACCAGGAGGCGGCTCGACTGGTACAGGGCGGACGAATGGCAGATCCAAATAAGCTTGCCGATCTTTCTTACAACATGTGGTTCTCTGAGGATTATGAGGTGTTCAATTTCGGTGTAGGAACCCGCATTGCTTTGGCACCGATCACGATTGACCGATTCGGGACCCTAACCACGAAAGGATTCTAGCCATGGGTAAATCAAAACATATGCCATCGCCTGAATCTGTCACCGATACCGCCACGGGTATTGATGCGTCGAAGGACGACGTAATGCGAAACCCAGATGACAAGACGGACGCGAAACAAAGCGAGTACGTGGTCGCGCCGGGGCGTTCGATTTGTGGAACCCTCAAAGGTATCATAGACGCTGGTTGCGCAGTTACTCCAAAATGCTTCCGTGGCGATTCCAATGCGATTTTTCGAGATCTTGTTGAACGAGGCGATGTCGTCACCAAGGCCGACTACGAATTGAAGCTCAAGGAGGCGGCCAAGAAGTAGATGTCCCTTCGAGATGAAGCGCATCTCGACCTGATCGAGATCATGAACGACGAAGAAACAGGCGGGGATCTGTGTACCATCACGAGCCCCGCTGGCGCCTTCCATGCGTTTCGAGTTTTCGGAAACGACATCCACCTCGCCATAGACCCGGGGACCGGTCAGTACGTGACCGGGAGGCAATCCTCCATCTCCGTGCTCATCTCCGAACTGCTGGTCGTGGGCTTTGAGGGGATACGAGGTATTGCCGACAAGGATTCCAGGCCATGGGTGGTGGACACCGTCGATGTCAACGGCATTCCAGGGAAATTCAAGGTCTCGGAATCCAACCCGGACAACGGGGCCGGACTGAACACGCTCTTTCTTGAGTTGTATGAAAGTGAATGAAGCATGAGTACATTAAGCATGCCAATGCGCAACGCCATGAGAAATGCCGGCAATGCGCTTTTTGACGCAGGATCGGGCACCTACCCAACCCTGAGATACCGGACATCAGGTGACGCAGATCTATTGGTCATCAATCTCGACACGACCAAGGCCGTCGCCGATGCTGTCGATGCCGTGAGCACGTTCAATCCGCCGGACGGCGAGGCGTCATGGGTCGGTTATCAACAGTTGCCATCGGCCGCAGGCACTGTTGCTAAGGTCGCCATATGCGACAAGGACGGCAACGTTCGAGAGACAGGATCCGTTGGAGCAACGGGCTCTGGTGAGGAATTCGAATTGACCTCGTTGACCCTCGCTACGGACATCCCGGTGACGTTCAGCGCGGCACCAACGGTCACCCAGCGCGAAACCTACGATCCGACACCGTAAGGAGGTGTGATGAAGTCCATCTACCAGAAGCTCGATGTCGGACACACATTCGAGCTGGCCAGCGTTCCATGGTATGTCCGGGAGAAGTGGCGTGGAAAAATATGTATCCAACTCTGCAGCGAGAATAACGAGAGCTCACGAGAAGAGACCGGGGGTATCTGGGTGAACCCGAGTGATTCCCGTTTTGCTGACGAGATTGCTCGCATTCTGGATTTGTCCAATCGCAACTTCAATCGGTGCGAGACGTGCGCAGCTGCGGGATACACGACATATGAAGAGCTTTGCTCTGGGTGTCAGAACAATGTCACTCAAATCAATCAGCTGAAAGCGATGCTTGGGTAATGCCGCTACGACGCCTCATAGGAAACGAGTGGTCTTCGGTGCCGACCGCATCGAGGCTACCCAATTACTATGGGGCGAACAAGTACACTGTACTCGAGACCGGTGTTGCCAAAATCATTATAAATTATAGTATCTCGCCTGGAGAACTGAAAGTCGCCGCCCATCTCGACAACGGATCCGATCACCCCGGCGCCCTCTTGGCAGCCAATGACGACGGGTATGCATGTGCAGGTTCATCGTGGAATGAAATTCCAATAGACGACTTTGCCGTCACACAAAATGACGAGGTTTGGCTCGGTGGCAACTGCGATACCAACGGTACATTGTCTTCCAGCGCCGGCGGCACTCTGAGGTATGTCGCAGCGACATACTCTACATGGGTGGCGTCTGATCCTTCGATTAATCTTCCGAGCACCTATGGGCATACTGTTGGAATGCAGGCATGGGGGTATATTCCCCCATCGATCAGCGGTGTCAACTCGGGCAACCCCATCACACCTGGAGGATCGCTATCAGGTACCGGATCGGACTTCGAAACGGCACAAGGTGGCGGGAAGTTCGAGCTCTGCGACAACATCAACTACGATTCCGCCACGACCAAAGTAGAGCAGACGGTATCCACATGGGTAGACGACACCATCACCGGCACCGTCGTCCAGGGCGGTCTATCGGCAGGAACCGTCTATGCTTTTGTAACGACAGATAGCGGCCAGAGAAACTCTGTCGGATTTGCGGTCACGCTGTCCGCGTCCACAAATGCATGCACGGGCAATATCCAATCCCCCGCGTCGATATCGGCGTCTACCGGCACACAGTCGAATCAAGTATCGGTGTCGGTGTTCTCTCCGGCCTCGGAGGCGGAGGCTTCGACGACGAGCGTCAATAGCGCATCTGGTGAAGCCTATTCTCCCGCATCAAAGCACAGCGCAAGCGCCACCCAAGCAAATGAGGCGTCAGCAGATTTCCTGTCGCCAGCACCAGAATATAGCGCCAACGCTACTCAGGCAAACGATGCGTCAGCATCTTTTTTCTCGCCGGCATCCGAGGCCAGCGCTACGGCGACCAATGCCGCAGTCAACATTGCATCGGCGAACATCTCGTCGCCAGCCTCGCAAGCATCCGCATCGGCGACCCAGCAAAACATCGCAACGGCCGATTTCAGCTCCCCTGCGTCCGTAGCGCACGCGGTGGCCATCAACGCAATCCTCAACTACGCTTCAGCGGTCATCTATTCGCCGGCGTCTATGATGACCGCCACCGCGACCCAAGAGAACAAAGCGAGCGCCGCGATATGGTCGCCTGCATCGGTAATGAGCGCTTCCGGGTATCCATTTACCAGAGAGTGGATAATCCCATTGGTGACAGACATGGATGGATTCGAGATTATCAGAGACAGGATTGCCGAGATCTTGGCGCTCGAAACGGCGTCTCAACAAGCCCTTGCGGCGGCGGCGGGATATGATCCGAATGACTGGAAGTTTCTGGTCTACGCCGAGCGTATCGACCCGTGGGAACTCTACCGAGACGGCGCGGACAAGACGCCAATCGTCAACGTCTGGTACGACTCGGATGTATTCGACAAATCGACATCCAATAACACGACGAGGCAGACGACTACCAGTCAATTCAATATTGACTGCTACGCTTGGGCGCCATCAAGACAGACAGTCGATGGCCACGCCCCCGGGGATGAATCCGCGGCAATGCTCGCCCACAAGATCGGGCGATTTGTACGCAAGTTCCTGATGCACCCCAAGTACAGGCGACTCGGATTCACAAATGCCGGTGACCCGGTATGGGACCGTTGGGTTGCAAATCGAACCGCTTTCCAACCCCAGTCGGGTAATCCAGCGGTACAGAACGTCATGGGGCTTCGGGTTGTATTGGAAGTGCGACACAATGAGACTGTGGAGCTCGAGGAGCCAGAGACCCTGGAGCTTATCAACATAAAACTCTACCACGAGCCTGACGGACTTGTCCGCGCAGAGCTCAGATACGAGGTGTAAGAATGCCAGTAACCTACGCATATCCGCCCGACAGAGTTGCCCGAGGGGTTGCGATCAGATCGTATCACCAGGTCCTCGGCGCCGCCGGTACGCGATACCGACCGACAAGAATACCCGTTTTTGCTCAGGGGAACAAAGCCAATACTTATTCGACGACAAAGCGGAGGGTATTCTCCGCCGAAGAAGTCGGCGAGGTCGAGGGATGGGGGTCGCCCGCCCATCTGATGGTACAATCGCTATTCCCTAAGTATGGCGGTGGAGTTGGCTCTATAGAGGTAACCCTATATCCACTAGCTCAGCCTGGCGGAACACAGGCCACAGGGTCAATCACGCCTGTTCCTGGCACGCTCACGAAGACACAGGAGCACCAAGTCAAGATTGGGAACATTCTGTCTGACAAGTTCTCTGTCGTGTCCACGGATACCGCGGGCACTATAGCTACAAAGATTGTGGCGGCAATCAACGCCATTCTTGGTATGCCGGCTGCCGCAACGGATGGAACCGGGGTCAGCAATCTGGAGATCAAATGGGAGGGCACCAGCGGCAACAATGCTTATGTCGAGATGGTGTCTCCAATCGACTCCGAGACCTCTTTCACCATTGTACAGCCGACCGGTGGCGCTGGCGTTCCGGACATCTCGGCAGCACTGGCACAGGTTGGGAACATCTGGGAGACTCATATCATCAACTCCCTCGACTACACCGACAGCGACGAGCTGGACGAGTTCGCGCTATTCGGAGAGGGCCGCCGCGACCCAGAGGTGCACAAGCCACTGTGCGTGTTCACCGGCTGCAATGCATCGTGGAACGCGGTCACGACCGTTACCGACGCCAGAAAAACGGACCGAACCAACGTGATTCTGACGAACTCAGGCTCTCATGACCTGCCGTTTGTCATCGCTGCGGATCAGGTGCGAGAGATCGCCAAGATGGACAACCAGAACCCGGCTCACGACTATGGATCATTGCCGTGCACCGGGCTTACCCCTGCGGCCGATGGCGACCAGTGGACGAGTGCACAGCGCGATGCCGCGGTCAAGATGGGCTGCTCCACGGTCCAGGTGAAAGACGGGGTGGTGCAGATCGGCGACGTAGTGACCTGCTACCATCCGATCGGTGAGGAGCCCCCGGGATTCCGCTACGTGGTCGACTTCGCGAAGCGGAGCACAATCATCAACGAGCTGGACCTGGAGTTCAATGGCTCAAAGTGGGATGGGAAACCATTGATTCCGAACAACCAGGTCTCAACCAACCCCGAGGCGCGCAAACCGAAGCACGCGGTGGCAGCGCTCCATCGAATCATCGACGTACTGGCGTTGGACGCCATAATAGCCGATCCGGATTTCGCAAAAGAAAACAGCAGCGCCGACATCGGCCTTACAAATCCAAAACGGCTCGATGTCAAGATGGTGGCCAAACTGGCCGGCAACGCCAACGTGATTTCAATCGATTTCGCGTCTGGATTTAACTACGGAGGTCAATCATGACGGCAACAGGTGGACCCCTTGAAAGTGTTTCCTTTGGCGGCCGTGAGCTGCCGGTAACTGTCGATTCGGACCCTACCGTGGTCATGGGCGGGATCGAGATTACCCACGAGATGAACGGCAATTTTACTCACCGCGAACTTCGGACACCTGTTCCGTGGTCAATCTCTTCGGTAAAGCTTACGTTCGACATCGAGAATGGAGATCATGAGTACCTAGTTGACTTCCAAAAGAAGGGAGGCGGCGAGGTTGTGATCACCTATGCGGGCGGTATCAACTACATTGGCAACGGGAACATTACGGGAACAATCGAGGCAAATCCGGCGACGGCCTCAGTCACGCTGAGCGCCGGCGGAAGTGGCATGATCAAGAAACTGTGAAAGGCATCATGTGTCCCGGTGGCGTTTTGCTTGCCTTTCTCGCCGTATGCCGGGGCACCTTTTAGAAAGGCATTGAGATGACTGAAAAAATTTGCAAAGAAATCGCAGAGCAAGATTTCAATCGGTTTGCGACCGTAGCCCGATTAGATCTTGAGAAACCAAGGGACGAATCCGAACGGACGGATATTTTCACGTGCAGAGAACAGTTTATCTACCACGTAATGCGTGGAAATATCGTTGTTAACGAAGAGGGCTGGCCTACGGTGCTGACGCAATCGGAGGATCTGCCACGCATTGAGTTCACGAAGCGTCCAAAGGTAACGGCCCTGCGAGCAATGGACAAGTACAAGCAGGGCGATGCAAGCGCAAAAACGCTGGCCATGATGGGGGACACTCTCGGAATCGCCCCCGTAAGACTGAACAGCCTGGACTATGCCGATTTCGAGACTGTGAGTTTGGTTTTCAGTTTGTTTCTGGCTTGAACAGATAACCGGGCCGACATTGGTCAGGAGAGGACAAGAAGTGATATTGGCACCAGGCAGAGATGGGACTCCAAGGCACACGCGAGCGAACGTCGTAACCGAGATGTTCCTCCAAATCTGCATGAGCTATCCTGGTCTTCCGGACCCAAGAACATTGGACCTGGATGAAATTGAATTCTTCTATGATGGGATCCGCGCTCAGCTGATCGAGGATACGAAGCCGAGGAAGTGATGCCACAGAATTTTAACATCAAGACTACGTTTCGAGCGGTTGATAGATCGACTCGTGCCATCGGAAAGATCCAAAGTAGGCTCATCAAGTTTACGGCTATTGGCTCAAGGGCTATGCGTCGTCTTAATAGGGTCACATCAAGGCTCACCCAGACTGTTACACGTGGCCTAAAGTATGGGTTTGCTTCTGCGGCCACAGTGACGACAGGGTTGTTCCTGGCAATAAACAGAACTGCCGAATCAATGGACGCCCTTGCAAAAAGAGCAAGGACTATTGATTTTCCAATAGAGAAGTTCCAGGAATACAGGTTCGTCGCGGAGCAATCTGGAGTCCAGACAGAGGTATTTGAAAAGTCAATGCAGAAGTTCGCTAGGGTTATCGGCGATGCCAAGAACGGCACCGGAAGCCTCTACACTATTCTTCGCAAGAACGACCGTGGACTTTTGAGGCAAATACGAGGGACCAAGGATACATCCGAGGCTTTCGAGATCATGGTTGACTCCATCAGAAAGGTGGAAGATCCAACGAAAAAGGCGTCCTTGGCTGCGGCCACATTTGGGCGTGCCGGCGTTGACATGATCAATATGGCCAATCTGGGCGCCGATGAGATCGAAAAGCTACGAAAGCAGATGCGTGAAAACGGGATTGTGACAGCCGAGCAGGCTAAGAAAGCAGAAGCCTACAACGACATGATGAACCGCGTTAAGAAGACTGTTGTCGGTTTTATGGTTGATGGACTTACACCTCTCATGCCTATCATTACAGATGTCGCGGATCACACGAGGGCATGGATAGTTGAGAACAGAAAAATCATCGCCTCAAAATTCAAGTATTACCTGGAGTGGATAGTAAATAATTTTTCTAAAATCGTCGATTATGCAAAAAAGATAGGTATCGCTATTGGAATATTTTATGGGATATCCATGGCCGTTAAAGTTGCCAATACGGCGATGACACTATTCAATACGCTTGCCAATATCAACCCTGGTCCGCTCAAGGCGGTTGGCGCATTCATGGGTAAGACCCTGCCGATGAAAATCGGTGCATCAACAGCAGCCGTCGGCATTTTTCAGACTGCATTAATTGGGCTTGGCGCGTTTGTTGCTGGATGGGCTATAGGAACCATCCTGCACGAAAAGCTTGTAGAGCCATTCATGAAGGCCCGCCATCAGGCTAGAATGCTCCGTGCCGAGCATGAGCATACCATGAGTGGTGATCTGGCGAAGCGCAACGAAGCGGTGCTCGAGGGTGATCTGACTAGGGTGAACAAACTCATCGCAGAAGAGGAGAAAGCTCTCCAGGGTCGACGAAGAAACAGAAGCTACATATCCGGCATGGCATCCATGTACGGGGGATCGACTGACATATTGGATCCCGCTGAAGCCACCTTAAGAAACCTCAGGTCGGACAGGGCAAGATTACTACAGGCGCGCAATATTGCACATTACTCTGGAGGAGATCCGGTATCTGATGAATGGAATATCGTGACTCACCATGGAACATCTACAACCAAAGAAGAGGTCGAAATCACAATCAAGGATGAAACAACCGGGAAACGCGCCACCATAACCAAGGGCTCCAGCGGCCGTCTGAAGCTCGTTCACACCGGGGGCATGCCGTGAGTCTTGATGACCTCCAGCAGGGTTCCTACAAGAGCCCCAGCGGCCAGGTAGTCACGTTTGACTACGAGGACATCGAATCCTTGGTGGACAAGAAGACCGCCGTCTTCGAATCCGCAGTTGGAAATGGAACCTACGTCCAGAGCAACGGCCACACCTCGGGCCGATTCCCAATGAGATGCTACTTCTCTGGATTCAGCTACGAGGCATTGGCAGAAACCTTCCTGTCGGCCATTCTTGAGGACGGAGAGGGCGTACTGACACACCCGGTCTTCGGGGACATCACGGTCGTTCCTGCTGGTCAGATAACGCGACTCGACCCATTGAAGAGCGGAGCCGGACAGGTCGTCTACGATGTGGAGTTCTACGAGACCGTGGGCTTACAGATCGGGGAGAGCGGGGGCAACACTCAGGTATTCGATTCACTCATGGAAGTGTCAGCGATGGACTTCTCCAATAACGTCCAACTCACCGACCCAGTTGACAAGGCATCCTTCAGGAACAAGCTGAAAAGCGCCCTCAAGAAGATGTCTGACGCAATCAAGAAGGCCAGCGGTGCCGTGGCCAAGGTCAACGAGGCCATCGAGGATACCGGTGACTCCATCAACCGAGGCATGGACACCCTCCTCGGGGAGCCCCTCGCGCTGGCGAGGCAGACCCAGCTCCTCATTGGTGAACCCCGTCGACAGGCCAGCTTGACCAATTCCAAAGCGTTGGCCTATCAGAATCTCGCCCAAGACATCTTCACAGGCACCCTCGCCGAGCCGAGCAAGTACGCGAAAGAGGTGATAAACCTCTTCCATCTGGACAAGATGATGGCTCAGAGCTACCTCGGCAACACGGCGATGCTGCTCGATGAGTCAACCGAGTATCTGACAAAGGCCGACTACATCAACGCCGCAGAGAAGCTCCTGGCGTTGCGCGAGGATTATCAAGCCTGGCATGATAACAACTTCGAGAGCCTGGAGCTCTCCACCATATCCGAGGCGAATACCGACACCGGGGGTGGGCTCGCCGAGTTGAACCGGCTTCTCTCCTCGGTTGCATCCAGCCTCATCTCACGGTCATTCGAGGCAAAGACGGAGATGCGGGAACCGATCGCATCGGACCGGACACCACTGGACCTTTGCTACGAGCTCTACGGGACCACTGCGTTCGACGTGCTCGATCATTTTACCAGCATGAACGAGTTGGTCGGAGACGAGTTTTTTCTAATACCGAAAGGACGTGAGATTGTCTGGCACGTATAAAGCCCGAGGCGGGGAGTCATGGGACCTGGTTGCCAGACAGACCACCGGTAATGACACCGATGCAGCCGCCATCAAGCGCGCCAATCCAGCGGTTCAGGAGCCGATCGCAGCCGGCACGGTGATTCAAGTCCCGATGGCGCGAGGGCCCTCGGAGGTCGTCAGCACCGAAGCGCTCGACATCCGCGTGGAGGGGACCAGGATTGGAACCTTTGACAACTTCGAGCTCGCCCTTGCGATTGACGCGATATCAAAATGCGCATTCTCCGTCCCGAACGAACCGGAGACCCGGGAGATTTTCATGCCCCTCGGCAGCCAACGGATCACCGTTGACCACCTCGGAGAGCGACTCTTCACCGGTCGGTGTGAGTCACCGCGGCTGAACAATGATCCATCGACCAAGACTCTGGACATATCGTGCTATTCGAACCCGGGGGTTCTCGAGCTCTGCACGCCCTCTATTGAGAAGTTCCCCCTCGAGTGGAAGGATGCTTTGCTCGAGCAGATCACAGAAGACCTCTGCGGAGAGCACGGCATCTCAGTTCGCTTCGACACGCCGACATCGGCACGGTTCAAACGGGTCGATATTGAGCCGGGACAAGGCATTCTCCCATTCCTATCCGGGTTGGCCAGCCAGAGGGGGCTTGTCATCTCGGACAGTGCTTCAGGAGAGCTTGTCCTCCACAGGGAGGAGGACGGTGGCGAGGTGGTATCGTTCCTTGAGAAGGGAAAGCACCCCACTGAGGCGATGACAGTCTCTTTCGACGAGTCAAAGTACTACTCTTCGGTGACGGGTATCGTTCCCGCCAAGAGCCGAAGGTGGGCGCTTGGAGCCAAGTTCACAGTAAAGAATCCCCACGCCACCGACGTTGTTAGGGCATACTCCTTCGATGCCGAAGACATCGACAAAGGGGAGCTGGAGAAAGCGACAAACTCCGTTGCCGGTCGCATGTTCGCCGAGTTGGTGTCCTGTAATGTGAATGTCGCAACGTGGCAGAACGACCTCGGGAAGACCTACCAGCCGGGGCAGCTCGTTTCGCTCAAGAGCGAAGAGGACTTTATCCCGGAGCCGTTTGAGTTCCTGGTAGCCATGGTCAACCTGAAGCGGAGCGCCGGCATCCACTCGGCATCCCTCAACCTCGTCCTTCCAGGCGTGTACAGCGGACAGATACCGGAGCGCATGCCATGGCAATGATTGGGCACATCAAAGAGGTCTCCATCGAAGACGGGCAGATCACAGCCATCGTGGAGACGGGGACTGGGCAGGCGGTGACGGCCCGGGTGATGGCCGCCTCCGGAGCGGAGTTCTACCCGATGCCTGGGGATTCTGTTCTCTGCCACAAGGCCGGCCAAGAGGTGGTCGTTTCGGCGGTTCTCCATGGGGATGCATCCACCGAGCCCGGGGAGGGAATCATCTTTGCCCGCAACGAATCGGGAGAGATCGTGGCAAAGATTTGGTTGTATCCGGATGGTGACATCGTAGCCGAAAACGACAATGGCGTGTTCGGACTCAAAGCAAATGGGCAGTTTGATGTAAACGGCCATTTCACGGTGGACCCATGAGCCTGGAGTTGATCATGAACGCCAATGGTGTGATTGGACATGGCAGTAGTTCGCCAATCTCTGGCGGGGAATTCATCATCACCAGTACGCCAGATGCCAAGGCAAGGGCCGAAGGAGAGGGTATCTTTGTCACTCCACTGGGGTATACCTTCAGTGGCGGCAGCTCTCCGGGATTTGTCGATGGGACAATAGCTGGCGGTGGCGTTATCAATGCGACTGCCAAAAAAGTGAAAGCCGGCGGAGCACTCGTTATCAGACTTGGCGATTCAGGCACCATGGGCGCATCAGGAACACTCTCTGGCGGTGGCACGGGATCTGTATCAGGACCAGTCGAGGTGATTGATTCAGGTCAAATGAAGGTGAAGGCAGCGTAATGGTAGACTACGGCACCAACGCAATCCAACAAGGCGATGTCTATCACTTCGACGGCCCAAACGGTGGTGACATCAAGGAAGAGAGGCGCTCCTATTCGTTTGGCAGCGAACCGATAGTCAGCAGCTTTATCGTGATGACCGAATTCATCGAGACGGCTGTTTATCTCTGCTGGTTCGGCGGCAACGAGGATGATGACGGCAGCCAGGCAACGGCGCACAAGCAGTGGTGGGGGAACGAGGGAGAGCCTAAAGAGCGGCAGTATCGCGGGAAGCTCCAATCGCTCTTGGATGGCAGGCCCGTCACGAGCGCTCTACTGCCCCAGATAGAGAAGGCCGCTACCGATGACATCAAGAACGGCATGCCGAAAGATGTGCTCGCATCCGTGTCCGTATCGGCATCGGCGCCGTCTCCCAAGAGGGTAAACCTGCGAGCCGATGTCATGGCGAAGTGGGGCACCCCGTACACCATCAACGTAGGAGTTGAACTATGATTTCCCAAAAAAAGGCAAATGAAATCGCTGATGAAATCATCGCCCAGATGGCAACGAGTTTGAACACCACTATCCCACTGCTCCCCAAGAGCTTTTGTCGTGTGCTCGCGAAAGCCTTGGGTGGTGTATTTGTCCTCCTGTACGAGTTCGCCGGATGGAACCTGCTCCAGATGTTCGTGAAGACGGCGAGCAACAAGCCAGTGAACTTCAACGGGAAGACCATCAACCCCCTCCAGGCCCACGGGGAGCTGGTTGGGATCTACCAGAAGACCGGGCAGCGGGCCGAGCGGACGGTGGAGATCACCGTGCTCACCCAGGGTGGGACCATCGTGAGCGGGGAGCGTATCGCCAACCCGGATACCCAGATGATTTATGTGGTCGTTGGGAACGTGACCCTCAACGCACCGACGGTTTACGCGACGATACGGGCGACACGGCCTGGGGTGCTCGGGAATGTTGACCTGGGCACCGAGCTTTACTTCGTGAGCCCTCCGGATGCCGTGGAAAAGGAAGTGACGGTTTCTACTGATGGAATAGCAGGTGTAGACCCGGAGACAACCGAGGCTTACCGTGAGCGCGTTCTCGAGCGTTGGTTGGCTCGACCACAGGGTGGGGCCATGGCGGATTACAAGAACTGGGCTGAAGAAGTTACAGGGGTCAGAAATGCATACCCTTATGCGGCCTGGGAACACCCAGGTATACCAAACAGCCGAGCCGGTCAAGTTTTCGTTTTTATCGAAAGCGACGATACACCGGACGGGGAACCTTTGCCTGCTGAACTCGCTAACGATGTAAAGGATCATATCGAAGGAGACGGAGGCGGCCTTTCAAACCGTCGTAACATCAATGCAGAGGTGCGCGTCTTTGGGATCACCCGAACCGCATTTGATGTGACGATCTCCCAAATCACCACCGATAGCCCCGAGATAACCGAGGCCGCCAAAACCGCCATCCAAAACGGTCTCACTGAGTTTTTCTACGACCGAGAGCCGAGCGGACAAGTAGGCTACACAGTACTCCCACCGAAGAAGGATGTTGTTTCCAAAATGGAAATAGGTGGTATCGTGAGTAGGATAGCCGCAGGATACAATGGATCCATCGGCAGTATCTCAATCAGTACTGGCGGAGTCGACGTGGAAGTCTACCCACTTCAGGAAGGCGAGAAAGCGAAGCTTGGGACACTGACATGGAGTTGAACGACTGGGTAAGGGTATTTGACAGGCTCCTCCCTCGGTCGAGGGCGTGGAACCTGATTCCGGATAAAACGTTGAAGAAGTTCTTCCACGGCCTGTCCATCCTTCCCCTGAACGCTCGCAACCACATCGCCAGTGTCTTCCTGGAGATGCTCCCGCTCCAGACCAGCTATCTCCACGACTGGTCGGAGCAATTCGGGAGTCCAAACGATTTGTCCCCTCCTAATCTAGAGCTCGAGTGGCGGGCTTTCGGCGGGCAAGACCCCGCCTACATCCAGGATGCTATCCAGTCCATTTGTGACAACTGCTATGTCCACGAATGGTGGGTGCCCGGGAGCGACCCGGTTGAGGCTCGAAATCCGTTCTCTCCGGACAATCTGATTGATACATCCTACGTGCTGGTCAACGACCTGTACGAGATTGTGAAGAACTACCTGTACCAGTTCGGAGACGGGACTGAGTTCGTCGGCGATAACTCCGTTCAGTTCGGCGACTATGACGGATACGTGCGCCGGCTCAAGCGCTATCCGTGTCCGAATGTCGAGGAGGAGTACTCGGTCTACTGGTATGTGTGCGGGGAGACTTGGCCGGAGTACGCCTACATTCCGGAGTCGAAGCTTCGGCCCCTGATGCGGATTATCTTCAAGCTCAAGCCGGTTCACACCCGGTGTATTCTGAGGGTGATTTCGTATCCGGATGGCGAGGACTACGACATTCAAGACGTGACGTATCCGACAGAGTTTGAATTCCAGGACGTGGTCACGCCCACGGACGAGGAGATTCAGGACTATTCATGAGGTGATGCATGGGCGACTTAGTTGAACGAAGGATTTTTCATATCGCGGACGCGCCGACGACGTACCAGAACAAACAAATTGGCTTTGATGGCAGTGCTGATGCCGATCTTGGGCACATCATGGTGTGCGCCAGGGATCAAAACGGATATATCACAAAACTGCTCGCCAAGGATGAACCGGCACGCGTAAAGGCATTTCGCATCCTCGATGGTCAATTCTCATGGCATTTCGATGAAATGTTCGATGTCGCGACCCTGTCGGTTTCAAACAGCGTCACGAGTGATGGCAAGCTTGAGTTCAGCGATGATCTATTGAGCGCCGGCGGCATCAAAGCCAGGTTCGCCGATGATGCTTCTGAGGCAGCGGATTTCTTGAGTGACTTTGGCAACGTCTCTCTGATGGCGGCTATTAGCTGGCTCTATGACAATAGCGCACTGGCCGGACTGGCTGCCGAGCAGGTGCTCTTTGGCAATCGAAGCAGCACCGGCGAGGTTGAGCAAAGCAGCGCTTTGACTTTTAACAGCAATAGTCAACTACTCATTGGCACTGGTCCAGACAAGATCGGCGCGACCGCGAATAGTCTTTTCGTGGGTGGCAAGCTGGAGGTAGATGAAAATGCTGAATTTGATGGATGGGTAAATATTAATGCAGGAATATTTATTAAAGATGACCTACAGATTTGTTTAGGCAATTCAAGCGATGCCAGAATCGAGTATGATTCTACTCAGACGCAAGGCGCTCTTGTGATTGGGACTGATACGACATCTAGGACACTAATAATTGCTGACATAGGCGCTGTTTCTCCTACTCCACACAATTTTGCTATACCAGCTCGAGATGACCCAACTATTGCTATTATGGCCGCCGATCAGGTCAACACCAAAGGCTTGCTCTTATCCTGGGATCGTATCGTAGGAGGAAACACGGTCACCGCTGTTCCGACAACTCAAAGAGTAATCGCCATGGGGGCCAGCTTGGCGCTGAATGGCGACATGAGCGATTCGCTCATCATGGGGAGCGGGTCGACTGTAGACGCAGACAACAGTCTTGTGGTTGGCGATAGCCTAACTATAGGACAAGGTTCTGGTCATGGCTCTTCATTAGGCGATAAATTGGTTGCGATTGGTGAAGATCTTGTTCTCGATGCTTCGGGTGGCTTCTTCATAGGGAGCACAATCGATGCAGAGAGTCAGTACTCCAGCGCGGTTGGAGCAGACTTGACGGTGACTCATGACTACGCGATGGCGAGAGGTCGCTATGTGACGACCATGGCCGCCGGCGCTAGACACTGGGGAATGGATCGACACAATAGTATAGATGGGACTGCACAGGGGATTGATGGTCTGATTCAGGTTGGCGTAACCACAGGAAATGAGTCTATTAATTTACACGACACATTTGGAGGGAGCGGGATATCGATACTTCTTCCAGATGGAGTTATGGCGATCTTTGAAATAGAACTGATATCGTCTATATTTGCTGCTGACCACGTCGACAATGGATATAGTATTTGTTCCCGTAGAATAATTTGCTGGAACAATGCTGGATATATGGCATGGGACTATGAAACGGCAAATCAGATTGAGATTAAATCAGACAGTGCAACATGGACATCCACGATTACTATGACCAATAATGGGAATACTGGATTTAACGTTCGAGTGATCGTGACTGACTTGTCCGGTTCAGAGGTCTTGACGCATGTGGCGCGCCTGAGAGGATTCACATCTCAAACGTCTATGATTAAGAGCAGCTAGATGATTTTACAAGACATGAAAATTCGATGCATAAACCTCGACTGGTCTACGGACCGATGGGAACACGTGTCATCGGCGTTTCATGACCTGATACGGATCCCTGCAGTCGATGGCATGCAGTGGTCCGATGGTGCGTTTGACGAGGAGGGACGACCGCGCTGGGGAGACGTTCCTGAGGATGTAGATCCGTCATCCAGGCATTTCAAAATGTTCTCGACGACGTACGGATGCAATTGCTCCCATCTCAGGGCGATGGAGCACTTCCTTGCCACCGACGAACAGTGGACCATCATCATCGAGGACGACACCGAACCCGTTGGAGACCTGTCCGAAATCGAGGTGCCCGACGACTGCGACTGGCACTATCTCATCGGCTCTTCACACCCAGGCTGTCGTCTATCATTATATCCGGACGGGCAGGTAAGGGCACCGAGGACATTGGGCGCCTACGCGCTTTCTCGGCGCGCTGCCGAGCTCGCCATTCTGGCGATGCAGCCGATTCAGTATTTTCAGACGGACCATCAAATTCCATTGAGATGTTTTGAATCCACATTACGAGGCAACTGGGTCATTCCAGACTGGCCGGAGTTACCCTATCGGATCAAGGCATATGGACAGAAGGAATCAATCATCCGGCACAGTGCTCATGCATCCGTGTCGACGTTTACCATCGACGGCAGGAAGCCTTGGATTTCCGAGTCGATGCTTTGTTAGGAGAAGGCAAGCAAATGAAAGCAAACGAGCAGAGAGAAGCGGCTCTTCAAGAGCTCAAGAAAAACATGGTCACGGACGAATCACGCGTCATCAAAGTGTCGTTGTTGAAAGGCGAACTGAAAAAGCTTCAGGGTGAGCTCGATAAGGGCCGGCAACAGCGGGCCACCCTGGATCAGCAACTCCGAAGCGCCGACCAGCAGATCCTGTATATCAGCGGTGCCATCAAGATCCTGGAAGAGCTGATCGCAGAGTCTGACGCGGCCGTCGACGACGAGGAAACCGGATAAACCAATGATGGACGAACGACGCAGAGAGATGGAACTGATCGTCGAGCTCGCCATGACGACGCTGGATCTCAAGTTCACCGAGGCCATACACAGCCTCGAGCACAGCGTCAACACAAGGGTTGATGAAAAGCTCGAGGCGTGCCAGCTCCGGCACGAACAGCGTCGACGTTGGAACATCGGGACATGGATCTCCATCATTGGTCCTATCGTAGCAGCTGCTTCGGCGATTGCTGCTCATATGAGGTAGAGATATGGCAAAATCATTAACACAGGCTTACGGTTCGCAGGCGACAACCCCCAGTCCGGAATATCCTGGCGGTACGTTCCTGAACAAAGACGGAATCAATCCTGGTACACCGCTCGAGCATGCCTGGGCACGGAACATCGATGGATATTTCCAGAAACTCATGGCGGATGCCGGCATGGGTTGGTTGGGTAGCGATGATACAGCACTTTCGAGCCAATACCTGCAGGCGCTCCAATATCAACTCAACAGAAATACCAAGCCCCCCATGTGGTCGATGCAAGATGTCTGTGAAGGCTTATTTAAGTCCTATACATCCATTTCTAGACCAGATGTATATCCCAATTTCCTGGATCTGACTGCGGTTATACCTGGAGTAGTAATTCGAGATTCATGTGTCGGCGTCAGTCGCACAACACAACTCCCCATCCTGTATGTGCTTACAGATTCAGACAGTGTACTGCCAATTATAGGTCCATTCCGGTACGACAATTTCCCAGGCGTAGGATCAGCGTTGGATTTAGAATTTTCGGCTGGAACAGTGGAGAGTATCAGGAGTATCTGTTGTGACGGAGAGAGTCTTTATGTCCTCTGGAGGGCGACAAGCAATACCTATTGGGTGACAAGTTTCTACACCCAGAGCTCCAGCGGATATGTGCCACAATGGAATTATAATCTTAATATGGATTACTCGACGGACGAGGAATACTCCAAGATTATCATTGCAAGTTCTTTGCATCTGGCTGTATCGAGCGACAATATCTCAGGCAAATGCGGCGTCGCTATTGTACCCCGTGCAGGTACCGGATCCGCGGCAAAAGGGAGCGGAAATGGTGTTTCATCGCCTGTTTCTTCATCTAATGGTAGGATCGTTTCCGATGGAAGCCATGTCTATTGGTTGTCACGAGTCATCAATGGAACAAATCATGATGTTCGTCTTTGTTCGGCAAAAATAGTAGATCCAACGGTAAGTGATTACACTGGCGGCGTTATATATTCCGCTCTTTCTGCTTTTTATAACTATCTTCCTAAGGCGATTTGCAATTTCGGCGGGTCATATGGAACCGTGGTGTGTGCTGGTCCAACTGGATCTTTTCATCTTCTAGTAAAATCTGAAGATGAGATAAAGTATTGTATAACAATCGATAATCATGAATGGTATTCTGATGTCCAAGACTACAATATCGTATCTGGATGTGATGGATACAATTTGTGGTTGCAACTGCACCAACAGAGCGAGGTGTATGATGAGGCAAGACTTGCGTTTGCAAAAATTCCGTTGACACAATTTATGAAATCAAACACGTCGACATCGCAACAGGATTATACGGCCAGCATGGTGTTGACCAATATACCGACAGGCATCGTCACAGGAGACGAACCAGGCCGATTGCTCTTTGACGGCATGGATATGTGGTTTGTTTCACGGAGCGGTTTTCTCTGCCGCATCACCAATCCCGGGATGAGATAGGTGTGGTTTAGGGCTTACTCGATGGTTCCTTTCTCAACTCTTCTTTGCCCTTTTCGGTCACCACAAAGACGATACTGTCCGGACAAAAAGTAGGAGCGGGAACCTCTTTCATAAACCCGAGGTCTTCCATCTCTCTCAGTGCTGGCAAATCAGTGTGTCCGTCGCCGGCCACGAAATGATTTCGGTACCATTTTGCGGGGCCTGGTCCACCAAGGGTGTGCTCAAGCAAATGTCTATGATTTTTTGATACAGGATTGTTCATGACGATCTTCCTTTTGTTTAAAAAATGCCGCGCCGCTGATTAAAACTGAACAATATCGTCGTTTTTTACTGGCATCAAACTCATAGTTTGCTGCATGTTGTTTCGCGGCGCGGCATAAAGAGCCACCCACCATTGGGCAAATAGGTGTTCGGCCTATTTGTTATTGTCACCTATCACTCCTGCTCTAGGTGGAGCATGTCGGTCCATAGTGACGTCACGACCTGGTGCCGAGGTGCTGTTATCGCGATCTTCCATCCATCCCCGAGGTTCACCGACATATCCACGCTGTCATCATCAATGTGCGTTATCTTTGCAATGTCGCTCTTCGACCCGGATGGCCACGGCACTGTGACGCAGACCATGTCTCCTATTTTCATCTCAGTCCTCATCAGCCAGTGGCCATTCGCCGCTATATGGGTCTCGTAACAAGATGTCATCGCTCAACTCCCTCATATTTGTATCGTCGTATAGACACAAAAATGCGCCGACCATTTCGCACATCTCGGCCAAGCGGTCTCGTGATACTTCGATATGGTCATTATCCGCATATGGAGAGGCTTCAAATAGGCCATTGTAGGCTCTTGCCAGATTTATTCTTATTCCGTTCATGTCTACTTTCATCTCAATCCTCCGGCCACTCGTGATACTTGACCCCACAAAGAGTCGGTTTTCCTGAGCCGTCCTTCTTGAAAAAGAATGGAGTGCCAGCCATACGACACTGATCTCGAAGATCCAGCGCCCACTCGTCTTTGAACGTCCGTTTGCCCGGACCGGTCTCAGCACCACAAATGACGAGATCTAGGCCATCATGATTTTGCGGCCAACCTCCATCGACGTCTAAACCGTCTTCGTCAAGCAACCAAGGCCCGATATTAATACCAGACAACATCGGCTCAACGCTAATCCCGCGCCATCTCGCGGGAATCTGAAAGAGGAGTGGTGCCCGCTCATCTACTGTCGGCTGATTTTCCACACTGGCGCACATGATGACATTGGGGAGAGGCCATTTCGCATCTGGATTCGGCCCGTACTTGCAGTGAATAGGTCCATCCCCATCAGGCTCCGCTTGCCTAAGAAGTTGAAAAGCACACTCGACAGATGGTTCTATTTCCCCGTATCGTGGATGCCGAATACTATCTACCCAGTTGAACCACTTCACCGCCCGCTGTAGCCGCTTCGTCAAAATCACATACTGATGTTGCGGTGTAGCGGCCATCACGCCAAACACGGCCGCGATCTGATCGTTGGTGAGGCTCTCGTGGAACAGGTCGGACATCGAACAAGGAAAGATACGCCGCGGCTTCTTCCAGTGAAACGGGATCTCCAGTCGCTCAGGCTTGAAATGGGCACGGCCGTCCCAACCGATTGGTGTCGGTGGTTCACGCATGAAATCAGGTGTTGTATCGGTGTTAAAATGTTCACCAGTCAGATGCGGGAACCGCGTCGAAATCATCCTATGGGCGTAACAGTTCTTACAGCCCGCAGAGACCTTTGAGCATCCATACGCTACGTTCCAGGTCGCATCACACCACTCTATCTTTGATTTGTCAGTCATTCTCACCACCATTCAGCAGGTACTCTTTGACGTCTTCATAGCGAACCCAATCGCCAGTCTGATATTTCTCCATGGCGCTCTCAGTCGTTAACCCGCCACCATCAGATACGGTATCCATAATATAACGATCCACCTTTTTAGGAGGGTGCGCCGGGCTTACCCATCGAATAAAACAGACCGATTCTTCAAACTTTTCTGGACTAATAAAACCAGTATCGCAAGAATCAAGGGTCTTCATTTCCTCGTCAAACTCTGCGACGTGATATCGTCCGCAGTCGTCTTCCCACCAGTAGCATCCTGGTTTATCTGGTCTATTCTTCATTATAATCTCCATTTAGCAGGAACTCTTTTACGTCTTCATAGGGAATGACCAGTCCATCATCCGTATTTAGCACTCTGGCCTCATTGACTCTGTTCCCAATCTTCTTCGGTGGATGTGCCTGGGCGAGCCATTCTCCGAACTCTGACGAACATTCGAATACAGAAATACAAACGGGATGCTGGTTATCAATGACACACAGTTCGAAAGAAAACCCGCTCGCAATATAAGCTATCTTTTCCGGCCCATATGATGTTTTGTACCACCAATGCCCTGGCTTATCCGGTCTCATTTTTTTCCCTTTCTGCTACCCATCTATCCAAGCAATCTCCACAGATGCCGCCTGATACACCTAACGGGTCCATGCATACGATGTCATCGAGTGGCGTCGCTTTCCCGCAATCATCGCATGGGTAGTATTCAATTCCATCTATGATCACAATTCTATCTATAGATTCTTCTTGTCTTCGTTTCATTATCTCAATTGGATCCGGTATGCTCATCACTTCACCTTCGTGAGTGTTTCGCGCCAGTTGGTGACTCTGCATCTTCCAGCAAAATTTCCGATCCAGAATCCGCTTCATCACTTTAGAGGTGTGTGTAGATCTTTGGCTGTCACATGTGTCGTATTATCCAATAGCCTTTTGAATTCAGCTACTTTCTCGTCACCATCCATTCTTGCCTTATCAGTTTTTATCAGATCTAGCTCATGACCGCGCAATGTCGGAAATACTTCAACGCGTCGAATCTTTTCAATCGGTATCGATACACGTTTTTTTCGTCCAATATTTATTACAAGCCACGAACTTAAATACTCTGCATTAGCGTCAACATCTCCCCAGTTATCAAGTGGTTCGCAAAACGATTCTGTTTTGCCATCAATATACTCTACGACAATCCTCATCTCACCACCCCAAAACCCAAACCCACGGATTCGAATCCCATGATAAACCTCTGCCTGCATTAATACGATCCCAAAGCGCCCTGAAGGCATCTCGTGGCATTGGGTAATAGTCTCTCATTCCGTACGTTGACCAGCAATCAAACCCAGGATCCCTTGGTGTTTCAAAAATGCCCTCCAAGATTGCCTCTTCATTCGTGATGTCCTGCACCCTCTCAGCCCGAACGATCTTCAACGTCTCACGCGGCATCCGGTCGCGAAGAAATCCAGGCAGAAACCGACCAGGACGCAGTTTTCCGAATCCTTCTGGTTTCTCTTCCGAGTCGAAGTAGGACCAGATTGGTATAGGTTGCAGAACTCCGTCTATAATCACGTCTTTCGGCAATTCGCTGGGCTTAAGATGATCAAATCCGCAGTAGACAGCCCAAGTCGTCCCGAGTATGATCTGGTCTCCGGGTTGGCCATAGGGGCAATATTTTCTATAGTTACCTACTGCTATCCAGAATTTTCCAGAACCGATTTTGTGACACCAGGTTTTTGGATCGCCGAGGGCCGGTATATACTTGATCACCCGTCGTGTCATCCGTTTCCTACCCTCGGCATAGGCGCGCGCCATCTCCCGTTTGAATGTGACGTATGTTGTTTTCATCTCAGTATCTCTTTCTTGTCATCTGACGGAAACTTTTGGGCTCAACGGTGTAGCCCTTCCGATTGACCGTGGTAAGTTGAAGGACTGTTCCGTCTCTCAAAGCACCATAAGAAGCCTTCCCCATCTGCCCTCTCAGTATCGCTTCGATCCGCTTTGCCTCTTTGTCGTTCTCGCGCGCTTCCGCTCTGAGGGCGCGCATATCGTTGGCCAACTGGAGCGCGTTGTCATTGAGGGTGACGGTCCAGCCGTTCTCCTTTGGATAGAGTCGCTTCAGAGAATCCAGTGCCTTCGGATGGTCGGGCACCTCGGGAGGGATCCGCTTCTTTACATTGTAGTTCCAAAACTCATCGAGCACCGGATACGCCAGTTCGAAAAACTCCCCGTCAAACTCCAGATCGGCGTTGGCGAGCATGCACCCCGGGAACTGACCGGTGATAGCGCACAAGTCCATTTGTTTACAGGCCGCCTGTGTCTGACACTGTATCCAGTATTGCTCGGGTGGCTCCTCTGCCCACTCTGCGGCCTTGAAGATGTAGCGTGGGTCATTGACCTGCTTTATCTCCAGCGGTATCCAGCGACCATCCACAAGTGTCTCTCGATCCAGTGTGGCCCCAAGCCAAGGGATGTCTGGGTGGACGGCGATCTCCGTTGCCCCCGGGTCGCGCACCTCCCGGCCTGTCTGCTCGGCGTAGAGCTCAGCCGTGAAAGGCTCCATGTAATGGCCGTATCGCAGAATCGGGCTGTCGCTCTCCTCGACGTCATCGGTTGTTTTGTCCATGTAAACGTCGAGGATGTTTTTGAATGCGGTCAGTACACCGAGCACCGCGGCAACATCCGAAGCAGTGATGAAACGCTTCCGTTCTTTCAGCCATTGTTTACGGGTTTTCATCGGGATGTCCCTCTTTGTATTCACACGGAGCCACCGGACCGAGCCATTTGACGATGCAGTCGCTTTTCTGAACTGGCCCCCAAATATTACCATCTCTTCTACAGATAAGCTCCTTTAGTCCATGATGGCTGTCGGATTCTATCACCTGCATAACAACCGGCTCAGGTTCACCTTGCGCCAACGCCCAGTACCATCCTGGTGAGGTCGGCATATTGAGACGTGATTTCAGTCGCGATATTTCATGCTCAAGAATCACTATTTGAGCCTTCATTTTTTCGATTTTGTTTTCAGTTACATCCATTCCTTTAATCCTTCTTGATTCATCGTGCGAAACATCTTCAGTTTCGACCACCCGAGCCGGTCAGCATCGGCTTTGTCTTCGGCAGTCGGCAGATTGCACGATGCGAAAAACTCACGGGCTGCAACCGCCTCGGAGTCTCGTTGCGACATGCGACTCTCGAGGCAGATTGCGATCCGTTCGTAGAATTTGTGTCTATCGATCATTTACCGATAATGTTCAGAAGTTATCGGCTAAAATGGTTTATATGTTCTGTAAATACTGTACGCGAGTGATATAACCGAAGCCACTATCGCGATTATTGGTAGTGTCAAATCATCCATTTCATCTACTCCTTACTTCCGATAATAGTTCTATGCGAGCAGGGCGATTGCCACGGCTGCGGCAGCGCAGATCATATTCGCAACGAAGATGACCATCCAACCTACAGCTGTTATGCCGAAAATCTTTCGAGGGCCTTCAGCCGCCCTGACGCAGTTCATGCACCAGCTTGAACCGCCAACGACGAGGTTTCCGCATCCGAGGCATTCCCTGACTTCGCTTCTTATTTCAGCTATGTATCCTTCCACTTGCTGCATGACATCACCCTGTTTTCTTTCCCGACAGGATCTCATCCAGATTCATAGCTTTCTTGAATGCCTCCTCGGTACCCTTTTTGATCTGTTCATTCAAGTGCTGTTTCAGCTGTATCTCAACTCCGTCAAGTATGTTCTTTGTAAATCTGCTGGCCTTATCTTGTATTCTCGCGTCGATCAGATGCTCAATTCGTGTGTACACTTTGCCGTACGAACACCCCTTAGCTGGGTTTCCATTTTTGTCGACTGGCTGTGAAACGAAGGAATCGAACTTTGATTTCAATAGCTCGTTGACGGATTCGTATTTCTCTTGAATATCCCCCCATCGATCGGTGACCATCACTTCCTTATTCATGAACCGATCAAGTATTGTGTCGATTGTGCTATCGACCTTATCGGCCATCAGGTCAGATGCTTTTTTTTCGATGCCCTCCATTATGCTTTTAGGCATCTTATCAATTACCGCGCGAACAAGTCGTTTCTCAATCTCACTATCGATGGTTTCGTCTTCATCGACCCAGTCCAATTCAAATTCACAACTGACTTTCATTTTGATATTCTCCTTTGGTAAAACATCACCTGATAACCGTCACGTCGTCGCCTACGTGCCCCCGGATGTATTGGTAGACAGCGTTGGTGCATTTGATCTTCCAGTCGTAGCCGCTTGCCTCATGGAGCGTAATCGTAGGGCCGTCCCGTCCTTTGCCGATTCGGATCAGATAAGTCGCCTCGGGCTGTTGTTCAACCTCCCGGAATGTGCGATAGGCACGAAGCGTCACGAATGGTTCAAGCTTTCCTTCACCTTTGCGCCCCACCCTGGCCTTGTATGAGACGGTCTGAGATATTCCGTCATCATCGATGACCTGCTCTTGCACGTCGGTGATACAGGAGATGGCGGCAATCATCTGCTTGTAGGGGTCATCTCGGATGAAGAAATCTGAGGTGTTGATAATGAAACTCTCGATATCCATTGCATGGCCAAATCGAAAGTTGTCGGGCAGGATCGGCTTTGCGATGTGCACATCGCGTCGGAACATTCGGTTGTTGTAATGCTCGAAGCCAAAGACGATGACTTTGTTCATTGAACACTGTATATAGCGATGATCCTCGGCTGCCGCAATGGCCCCATCAAGCGTCGAGCCCTCAGTAGGCGGAATCTCTGTCGGCGATATCACACCTTTGTTATTGGTGCTTCGCTCAACACCCTCACAGTCTTTAAATGTCGGTGGTCGCTGTAGGTCCAAAATTCTATCTATTGCCTCTCTAATCATTGGTTTTCTCCGTTCTTATCAGGCTCGGTACTTCGCCCGTTTCTGGGTCAAAAATATCAAGCTGTTCATCGGTGTTGATGAATCCGCGCTTCCCATCTCGGTAGATCGTCAGCATGTCGACACCGGGAACATCGGGCGGGAATTTCGTTTCGACGGTGGCTTTGATTGCCGCCTGTTGCCTATCTTCTGTCGGTAAGATCTCGATCTTCAAGGTCACCCTTCGGACCTTGTTTGCCGGCTTGTTCGGGTCGAGGGCGTCCTTGACGGCTTCATTGATGTGGTGATTCACCTGGCCCACCACCTCGCCATGATTGATGAGATTCACATCTACTGGTTCCCAACTCATTTCTTATCTGTCTCCTCACTCAATGCTCCGCTGAGCATGCTGTTTAAGTCGTTTATTATTGCCTGTAGAGTCGGTTCCTCTGCGCTCATAATTGACGTGCCGTATCCACGGGCTATTTTCCCGAGCTCCAGCATTGCGTCATCACCCCAAATCTCCTTGGCCATGTCGACGGCATCATCGCGCAATCGGTTTAGTTTTTTATCTGCCTCGCTTCTCAGGCTGTCCTTGAGCTGCTCGGTCTTTGTCTTTTTGGGTTCTTCGGGCCCCTCCCGGGCCGATAGCTCCTCATGGAATGTCGTCTCACCGGCACGTATTGCACCGAAGAGGTCACGTAGCCCCTGGAGCTCGGCGGGAGAGCAGGTCTCCACCTTGTGTCCGAGGTATTTCACCAAGTCGTCTGCATCGACCCCGATGGAACCGAAGGAGTCAATGACCCTTCGAACCTGCTCTTTGGGGTCAGTTGGCACGGCGCCTTGACGGATCTGTAGAATCCGCCTTTCGCACTCGTCCTGGATGTCTCCGGGCAACAACCGAAGTATTCCGTTCCTGAATGCCTTGGAGATCGCCGAGTTCTGCTTTGGGGTGATTTCATCATCGGTTGCCCGTCGCAGATAAACAACCTTCCCATCTGAGTTAAGCCTTTGCGAGATGGCTGTTTCTCCATCCTTCAGGTATCGCCTTTCGATAGTCTTCTTGACAGGGATATCGGTGGAGACTGCGGCGTTACTTTCGATGTCGATGACAGTGGCCCGGAGAATCCTCATCTCGTCGTCCTCGTAGGTGACGATAGCCTTCATGTCGAGATTGCCCATCGCCCTGAATGCCGCTTCGGCAAACCGGACGGATAGTCCCTGGATTGGTTTCGCATCTCGTTTTTTGCTGCGAGGGGGCAGGCGATAGAAAGCGACATCCGAGAAACCCGGTCTCTCGCATTCTTGCTTGAGTGCTTGCCGAACCCGCTCGATATTGCGCGGTCGCTGCATCGCCACGATGTAGCGGGCCTTTACCTCCGCTTCGGCCTGCGCGGCCAAGACGCTCGATATGGTTTCGGCCGCCTGCACCATGCTTGTATCGCCGCCCATCTCGATGGCGGGCGGTTGGTATTGTTGTATCTCTTGGTTCATTTGTTTGACCTCCACGGCTTGGGCTCGGGTACCTCAAAACCCCATACGCCGTTTTTGTGGCAATATGCTTTTTTCCTGGCGTATTGAGATTCACCACCACCCTCCAAGTACTTTGCTGTGCTTCTCCGTTTTCTCCTGGTTGAGACCAATGTCTTGTTCTTTTTCATCACCCCACCTTCCTGATCCGATTCTCATCCGCCACCCGGGCGATGAATCCCTGTGCGCCGTAACGCTCGAGCTCGGCCTCCAAAATATCCATGGACTTGGAGTCGAGTGCTTCAGCGCCATCCATGAACACTGGCTTGAATTTCGCGTCACCGAAGCGGAGACAAATCACCTGTACGGCAATCGATATTCTTCGGGCCGTATTGACTTGAGACCATGGGACACCGTCCACGGTGACCTTGCCGTCTGTGATGTCGAGCCTAGGGATTGGTAGATGCTCGACCATCTCCGCCTTGTAGGCTTCCAGTCTCGCAAGAGCCGCGGTGAGCGCCTTGGCATCCTCCTCGAGGGCGATTGCCTCCGATTCAAAGCCGTCCGCAATCTCGTGGGTCTGCCGGATTCGCTCGGCATCTTTCACCCGTTCGTTCAGGGTGCCGATCTCTTCGGCGAGCGATTCTATTTTGGGTAGTAGCTTGTTGATGTTTTCCATCGAGGCGTCCCGTGCCACATGGATTACCCCAATGCGCTGCTCGGCGGCTTTCCTCTTCTCCTGGAGAGTTTTATCCAACTCTCGCTGTTTTGCGGCAATTCGTTCCTCTGCTTCGCGGTAGACCATTTGCTGGAATGCGCTGATCTCCGAACGAGCCAATTGCTCGGCATGAATTATTTCCGCTTTGATTTGCGCTTCATCACTGCGAGCGGTATTGCTGATGTTTGCAACACTTTGTGCATGCCGCGCCTTGAGCTCCATGAGCTCTTCGCGCTTTCCCTCCAGCCCCTCCACCGTCGGGATCTCCATGGGGACCTTGCGCCGCGTCTGCTCGCACGCGCCGCGCTTCTGTGTTGCATCCCTGTTTATCGAGGTGCGACGGTCGAAGATGCTTTTGCGATACAGCCCCACCTTGACGAGGGGGTGCGCGGTGGCCGGTGCTGGGTCGTAGTCCACCGGGTTCAGGCCGATACTTGCCCAGAAATCATTCTCGTTGAACTCCACCGGTAGAGCGTTCAGAATCATGTCGATCCGCTCTTTGTCGTCGGTGCTCAGAAACTTGACTGGATTCAACACGGCTCCCCTTGGAGCAATGTCCATAAGATACTGTGCTGGGCAGGGGACTTTCTCAAACGCCGCTGTATCACCAACTTGACGTTTCACTGTGATGGCGTTCTCACCACGCTTGGCGATGACGCGGCCGTCCTCTCCTTCAAATGTGAGAACGATCTCGGCCTCCTCGTCGCCGGCGTCGATGTTCTTCAGGCTCTTAAGCGATCGTTTCGAGAAAAAAGTTTGGAGCCCCTCCACGACCGAAGTCTTGCCTGTTCCGTTCTCGCCCTCGAAAACCGTGATCTTCCCCGGCTCGACCTCGAGGAGTTTAAGGCCAAGTACGTTTTGCATCCGAAAATGAATGACCTTCATGCCTTAACCCCCGTCAGCAGCTCGATGCCGCTCTCAATGAAACCGCAAGCCTCATACAACTTCATCGATACGGAATCCCCGGGTCTCATCTCGTTCGATTCTTTCATCGCCATCAGGACACCTGTCCTGGCGCGATTGAATTTCCCTACCGCCTCTTCGATCCTTTCGCCGCTGGCCTCGAAGTAATCGATTGCCTCCGAAACTATCGTTGTGAGATGCATGGCAATGCTGTCCTTAACTTCCTTGCTTGTTGTGCCCATCTCCTATCCCTTTCTGCGGCAGTGATGATCTCGCCGCCAAATACTCGCTGTGTCTCCTTGGCGCACGCCCTTGTCGGGCACCAAAATTCATCGCTTCCCGTGATTACGTAATATCCATCCCTCATGCGGTTATTGCCTCCTGTAGCTCCTGATCCGTTACTGGTCGGACCGTGTATTCGAAATCATTGAAATCTCGCTCGAGTTGCAGTGCGTAAACTTTTGCAGAAGTCTCACACTGGCCATGTTTTTCGATTTCGTTCCAAAGCTCACGGACCATCTCTGGCCCGCGCCATACCGTCACTAGATAGTGCGTCATTGTTCACCCCCGGTGTTGTCGCCCGACGAACGCGGACGAGTGGTTTAATCTGAATCCCCAGGGGCGCCTCCTGGGGTGTATCAGCGGACTTATTGAGAAGACGAAACCCGCATCGACCTACAAGGCTTCGCCATCGGTATATCTTCGTTCTCGACTCCCCCAGTCCGCGCAACATGCGCAACCGGTAGGTGTATCGCTCCACCGGGCCTCGCCTCTCGGCGAGCTCAAGCTCATCAGCCAGTGCCCCACGTCGACGCGCCGCGAAAGCTTCGTAGGCGTTGGTGGGGATGCGCCCCCCATCGGACAGGGAAAGGATAGAAAGACTGTCCAATGGGGGGCACGTGAGGAAATCAATAGCGGTGGGAATATCGTCGAAGTCTCGACATATCAGAGACGCAGCACGTCGCCGCGTCTCTGGCTTTTTTATTCGCGACCAGGCTACCCAGTCATTTACCTTCTTTGTCCACCACGCTGCCGCCTGCTCTTCCTGGCGAGCAATCTCGACGGCTTCCCGCATCGCATCGAAAGCTTTGCGCAGCGCCTTGGCTGCCGGGCCTTCATCGACGTTTTCGAAGTCCATCGCGGCCAGGGCGAAGTCGTCGAGCAGCTCGTCGTCGGGGCGCATGGCGGGGGCGGTGTTCATTCTGCGCTCTCCACGTGGCGACCGGTTAGGATATGAAGGGACATGCGGTCGAGCTCGCTGGCTTGCATCTTATGCGTGTGAGCGATCCAAGTGTTAAACTCGACACTAAGGGTTCCCTTCTCGGTACGTGCCCGAATTACAACGGCCTTCAAACGGTGCTCTGTGGCTTTTTTGCCGAGGTGCTTGACTATAGCTTCTCGTTCAGCCCTGATTGTCTCTTCGGTGTTCATGCCTCCTCCTTCTTGCGCATCTCGATCACCTCGCCGTCGTGGCACTTCGTTGGCCCCATGATTCCCCAGTACTTGTCAAAGGCATCGGGCCGCCAATGGGCATACCGCTGGGTTGTCTTCGAGTCTTTGTGACCAAGAATCCGTCGTAGGCCTTCTAAGTCGCCACCATTCATCAAGAAATAGCTCGCGAACGTGTGCCTCAACGAATGGAAGGTGATATGTTTCGGCGGGAATCCGCCGAGCTGAAGCACTTTTTGGAATACTGTCTTGAAAATACGCCCGCGCGGATCCCACATCTGACCGGCAGTATTCGGAAACGCCAGCCGGTTGCCGCAGGCCAGCCGCCACTCCCGCAGAATGGGAAGTAGGCCGTCACCAATTGGTATGCGTCGGATATCACCACTTTTTGTAGGGCCACCATATGACCTTTGAACGGTAATAAGGCGACGCTCGAAGTCTATATCTTGCCACTGTAAACCCGCGAGCTCGCCGGCGCGCATTCCGGTGTGCACAGCGGTGGCGTACATAGGGTAGACAACCTGCAATGCGTGATTTTGCGCCGCGCGCAGGAATTGATCTCGCTCATCGATAGTGCGTAGCCATTTGCAGTCAGCAGGAAATAGTCGAACTCGTGGAAGATGAATCTTAGGAACGCCCAAGAGCCACCCCCACTCTACCGCCTGTCTCAACATGGCCCCCAGAAGAATTAGAATGTTTCTCACCGTCTGTGGTGCACGCTTCGCTGAAAGCGCCGCCGAAAAAATATCGATGCGTTCAGCAGTGATTTGGTCGATATCCAAATGGCCGAAGGTCGGCCGCAGATGCACCCTGATAATTGATGTGTCGTCCTTTGGAGTGCGCTTTTTGACTGTGCGTATCTCGAGCCACTGCCGGCACAGTTCCTCAAAGCCACGGCTCTTGGGTGGTCTTACTCGGAGACCACGGCGTATCTCCATCACGTGGAGTTTGTGAGTCACTAAGGCGTGCTCGGCGTCCTCGTAGTTGCTCCACGTCTCGCTTCGCCTATGTCCCGTTTCATCGGTCCATCTGATTTGCCATTGATTGCCATGCCTGGCGGGTTTTGACTGTCTTACATGCTTACTCATCTCGCACCTTTCCTGTTGATTTGGCGCACCAGTGCCACCTGTATTCCCCGCCAAGTCTTCGATTTGTTTCGCAGATGATAAGCATGTATCGTTTCGAAAAGAATGCAAATTTCCAGGAATTGCCAGATATTCAGAAAACGATCAAGACTGACAGAAAATATGTAGTTTTGGAGCGAGATTGACGTTCTGAGGCCATGGACCATCCCTGAAAATATTTTCAGTATATCCTCGTATTTATTTGGTTTTTTTGATGTTTTGTTTGGCGCGCCCAGCAGGACTCGAACCTGCGACCCTCGGTTTAGGAAAACTAGGGTCGCTAAAAATTCCTGATTTGCGCCGTTTCTGAACATATCTTAACCCTACTCACCGAAAATTTGCCTGTCAAACATTTTATGCGCAGTATGTGCACTTTTTTGCCGCCATTTGTTTTACGTATTTGGAGCAATACTGCCACCAATTTTTTGCTTTTGAATTCGCCCCAGAAATCAAAAGGATATTTTCCAACCCGCCAGTCATACATTTTGAGCAGTTAATTTGCGCTATTGCGCAGGAGGTATGCCGATATGTCAAAACTGCTCACCGCACAAGAAGTGGCCGATAGATTATCAATTCATGTCGATACAATTCGTAGATGGACCAGAGAGGGAAAACTGAAGGCCTTCAAGTTCGGAGATGGCATTCGATGTTCTGTTCGATATCGAGAATCGGATATTGAAGAGTGGATTGATTCGAGTGCGTTTCCAACTGCAACCGAACAGCCGAGTGATACCTCGATGGCGTAAGCAGAGGGGGCTCGATTATGGGTGGATACTCCAAGCTGTTCGCAGGTACGCCATGACTTTAAGAATTAAAAACTGGCACGAATTTCAACATTACAAGGACAGATGTCCGCCATGGATAAAACTTCATCGCAAGCTCCTGGACGACAAAGAGTTCAACGATCTTGAGGGTGACGTCGTGAAGACACTCGTTCTTCTCTGGATGCTTGCAGCAGAGGATAAGGCGAAGGTCGGAAATTTGCCGTCACTCGATGAGATAGCATGGCGCTTGCGAATTGATAGCACAGTGCTAGCAGGACATATACGGAAGCTAAAACATTGGATTATTTATGATGATAACAGCTTGCTAGCAAAAGTGGAGCAATGTGCTGATCCAGAGACAGAGACAGAGATAGAGGGAGAGGGAGAGACAGAATATATATATAAAAACAATAAGGCATCGAAGGATCAAGTTAAGGAGACATCGAAAGTTGATCTACAGCCAATCGATGAAGCATTGGAGTTTCTTCCAATCGAACAAGACAGACTACTGGCGAAATTCATCCTGACTGCATGGCCTGACTGTACAGTCCAAGACGCTATCGCATGGATTCAGCAGGCAAAGAACTATCTCCTCCAGCTCGAAGGCGACTCGCTGGAGTGGATACGGGATGTGGCGACCAGTAGGTCGCCCAATGACCCAGTGTACGTTCAAGGCCGAAACAAGCTGCACCAGTGGCTCATGAACTGTCTGAAGAACACGATCCGGAAACAGGCTGAACAGTCAAAACCGAAACTGGCTCCAGTCAAATACGGGATGGACACCTGATGCAGCTTCCACGCAGCATAGAAACCGAAAGGGCCGTGCTCGGTGCCGTCATCGTGGATAACCGACTCGGACGGTTCTTTGCAGAACTGGAGGCCGATGATTTCTATCACATACCGCATCAGACCATCTACAGAACGACACAGTCTCTCTTGGTGGAAGGTAAGCCAGTTGACCCGGTCACACTGTTTTCGGCTCTTGGGGACGACGAGAAGCGCCTTGTCGGTGGTATGGAGGGGCTAAACCATCTTGCTGATGAATTGCCCACGACCGCAAACTTCGATCACTATCTCAACGAGCTTCGGGAGATAGGACGCCGCCGTGTGATGATGCAGGCTGCGATGAATATCGTTGAGGAGGGGAGCAAGCAGTCCATCGACACTCCTGATTTCCTCGCTCGGGCCCGGGCCGCGGTGACCGGTGTTGCCGACCAGCAAACCAAAAACGCTAACGCCATTTCAGTCGCAAGCCTGATAGACAGCACACTTCAGGAACTCGAAGAGCAGGGTGAACCGGCCGGATTGATTAAAACCGGCATTGGCACTATCGACGCCGAATTTGGCGGGTTGTGGCCCGGGTTGCTCAGCGTATTGGCTTCACGGCCGTCAATGGGGAAAAGCACCCTCGCCCTCAATATTGCTACCAACGCGGCGTTGGCGGGCAAGCGTGTACTGATTGTCAGTCCTGAGGATTCACGACGCTTCGTTCTGTACCGGTTATTTGCGCGTTTTGCGAATGTCGCACTCGACCGTATCGTCGCCAAACGGTTGTCTTTTGAAGAGCGAACACTACTTCACAATGTTCGTGATGTCGTGGGATGTCTTCCAATCTGGATTGACGACACCACGTCAATAACATCGGCCGATGTCCGAAATGTCGCATTTAAGCACGCTGAGGAGCACGGTCTTGACCTACTGGTACTCGACCACCTCGGGCATCTCCGTGACAAGGGCAAGGATCTCTATGAATCCACAACGGCGGCCGCTCGAACGATTGTCGAGATTCCGAAACAGTTGAACATCCCAGTGCTTTGCCTACACCAACTCAGCCGAGAGACGGAAAAGCGGTCTTCAAAAATTCCCGAGCTGGGCGATCTCCGACAGACCGGAGAGCTCGAACAGCTCGCGCGCGTGGTCTGGTTGCTTCATCGTCCGAGGTATTACGACGAATCGAAGGATGAGAACGAGCTGACTTTTATCATCGCGAAGAATTCGCATGGGCGGACTGGCAAACTGCGTCTGCATTGCGACCTACAGCACATGCACGTTGGCGATTACCAGCGGGCTGGGGAGGCGGAATACTGATGACTATTGAACAGGGGCTTCTGACCGACAGGGAATATATTATCCTATTGGAAGCGAAAATAAGGATGCTTGAGAGACGATTATCTAAAGTATCATCAGGCCAACCAAGAATAGACCCGGATAAAGCCGATACTGCCTGGCGGGCAATGGAACGCCTCGGATGGATACCGAGAGACTACATTCGAAGACAAGGAGGGGTGTACTAATGCGACTAATAAAAACCAAAACCAAAAAGTCGAGAATCGAAATCATGTTCTGGATGCTGGTGTTCCTGTTCGGCTTCGGGGCTCTGGCATCGATAACAGCTCTAATCGAACAGATCTGGAGGGCGCTATGATTATTTCAGACACTAAAAAGAAAGGATGTAAGATGGCAACTTTGAAAAGCAAATTCGCACTAAGGCAGGAAGTTCGAGATACGATCACCGGATATGAAGGGGTGGTGACCGGCCTCACCTTTTGGCTTAACGGCTGTATTCGAGTCAGTGTCCAATCCAAAACACTCAAGGACGGGAAGCCGTTGGAGCCAGAGTGGTTTGACGAGCAGCAGGTGGAGGCCGTAGCACCCCCGCCTAAAGCAAATAAGAAAGTGGAATCCAAGTCACCCGGTGGTCCAATGAAGGATCCGAAGTTCTAGGAGGTGCTGCATGATGACCTCGGTATCGGCAATAATATTCATCCTGTTATCCACTACTCCCAATCGTCTCCTGTACCGTGACGCCAATGCGCGGGATACGATGTCACGTCACTTTGTCGACGCGGGCGAACGATACAACATCGAACCGTCCCTACTCGTCACCTGGTCGTTCTACGAGTCATCATTTCGCGTGGACGCCGAGGGGGCACTAGGAGAGGTCGGTCTCTTCCAGGTTCACGGGAAGCACCGGAAGGCCTGCGAGGGCGAGCACGACCTATCCACGGCACGGGGGCAGGTGATGTGTGGGGCAATGCTCATCGACATGGATAGGCGCTTCTGTGGGAGCCTGGAGCGCGGCCTGTGGCGATATGCGTCTGGCCGATGCAGGGGGACACCGAGGGCGCGGAGGATAACGGCGTTTAGACTGCGGCGGCTGGAAAGGCTCAGAGGAAGAGTCCAGAAAGGGAAAGCCAATGGAAAAAGGGATTGATTACTACTACAGCGCAATTCTGGAGAAGATAAATCCGGAAATCGAGCAGGTTCTGAACGAAGAAATGGATTTTCTCGAGAAGATAAACGCCATTGCTCAATTGAAATTTGAAGCGTTCAAGGCTGCGACAACAGTAGCTGGCATGGTCGCGATGCACATGTTCGCCCTTCAAGAGGAACAGTGAGGCAGTGATGGATCAAGGATTACCATTGACTGGAAGGAACCTACCACCCGGTTGGGTTGAGATTCCATCGCGCAACTATCATGGAGTATGGCGCAACAATAAAAAGAACCTTGGGGTGATCGCCTCATTCGCGCAATACAGTGACGGGAAATTCTGGCTGCATCTGTCGATGTCTCATAAGAGCAGAGTGCCGACATATGACGAACTGGCCTACCTTAAGCGCCACTGGATAGGCGACGACAGGAAAGCGGTCATGGTGCTCCCAGAAGCGAAGGAGCACGTGAATATCCATCCGAGATGTCTGCATCTGTTCTGTTGTTTGGATGGCGATCCGCTTCCTGATTTCACGATGGGTAGTGGGAGCATATGAAAAATATTTAACAAGAAAGGCAAACAAATGAAAGATTTTACAAAAGGAAAACTTACCGAAATCAGGGTGATGCGGCGTGATCGCGGTACTGATGGATGGGTTGTTGACTATAAGACGTTAGAAAAGATCACCGCCAAAGCCTGCCAAATCGAGCCGGTATCTATGGAGGAAACCGAGGCTGTTATTCTGGCATTGGTTGATGAACACTTTATGCGACTAAAGGATGAATAATCTGTGAACGAGTTTATTCAACATCTCATCAAGCTCCAAGAATCCCGCACTGGGAAACCGCGCAATCGCCACGAGCTGAGATTTTTACTCCAATGGATTCACGATGATTGCAAGCTGCGGTGGCCAAATGTGACCAAGCGAGAGGTGTGGGAGATAGTCAAAGAAATTGATGGGTATGACTTTGAAAGGCAGGAAGATGGCAACAGCGAAAAGAAAAGAAGTATGGGTTAGTTCGATTGATGGATGTGGTCACGGCGATGAAAAAATTTCCAATGTCATTTGGCGTGACATGGAATTGCTGATGTCGAAGCGTGGATCGTGGAAGGATTCCCCAATTTCATTCATCTTCGACAACAAAGAAACACTATATGAGATGCTTGGCCAATTGATAGAAGAAGATGTCCCAGATGTATCAAAGCGAGCAGAACACTGCAAATACTGTGATGGATCATCCAGGCCATACAAGGTGCCCGGCAAAAAGGAGTACTTCATTAAATGTGGTTCCTGTGGATTGTGCTCACCTGCATTTCCGACGCCAGATGAAGCGGTGGAATACTGGAATATCAACAAATGCCAGAGGAGTAAACCATAATGAGTGGTTCAAAAGAAATGAAGCACTATCGCATGAAAGAAACGATAAGGCTGTTCCGACAGGGCAAGAGCCGCGAAGAGATCATGGAGATACTCGGCATCGCCAAGAGCACGGTGAACGTTTACCTGCACAACAGCGGGTACTCCCAGAAGACAAACCACAGGGACAATGTAATCGCTGCTGGAAGACTTGCCGATCTCGGTGCGACACCGATGGAGATTGCCAAAGAGTTCGGAATAAAGCGCGCGATAGTCGAGGGCTACATCCATGAATACCGAAGAACCGGGTACGGCCGATGCGACGAGTGCGGAGCGAGGGGGAAGCTCGAGAAATGGAAAGGGCAGAAGCTCTGCCTGAAGTGCTTCCTTGGGTATGACGAAGCGGACGATCAGCCGACGATTGAGTACGCCATGGGATGGGGGAGTGTGAAGCAGGGGGGCTCGTTCCAATGATTATCACCAATCACCAGTGGGGGAGGATTTATTACTACCTGGAACACGACTGGAGGGCCTGCACAGGTGTCTTGCAATTACTGATCCATGGAGACGAGAAGCACGCCGAAGACGAAGCCAGCGCGCAAGAACACATCAAACATGCACTCGCTCATCTGGCGCAACATGGAAGCGATGAGGATACCGGTGAGCCCCACTGGGCGCACGCGGTGGCCAGGCTGATTCTGGCGATTGAAACAATCATACAGCGAGGGTCAAAAGGTGCTGAATGAGCTGGCATTATTTGCAGGCGGGGGAGGTGGCATCTTGGGATCCATCCTGCTCGGATGGCGTACCGTCTGCGCTGTCGAGATTGATCCCTACTGCAGGGAAGTACTACTTTCGAGGCAAAGAGATGGATGCCTCGAACCATTTCCTATTTGGGACGATATCAAAACATTCGAAGGCAGGCCGTGGCGCGGACACGTCGATGTCGTCACAGGCGGGTTCCCGTGCCAAGACATCAGTGCAGCCGGCCGAGGAGACGGGATCGAAGGGTCGAAATCTTCGCTCTGGTTCGAGATGGCTCGGGTGGTTCGCGAAGTACAACCCCGATACGTCCTTGTGGAGAACTCCCCAATGCTCACTACTCGCGGACTCGGACGAGTTCTCGGAGACCTGGCCTCAATGGGGTTTGATGCAAGATGGGGTGTGTTTTCGGCGTGCTCAATGGGTGCGCCACACATGCGACGACGAATGTTCATTGTGGCCAACGCCAACGGCTTCAATGGGAAAAAGAGGGTTCGGGTTTTCGAAGAGCTCGAGACGCTATCGAAACGGAGTTACCTGCTACGAAGAGAATGGTTGGAGTCCATCTCCAGAGCAAAACGAGGCCGCCATGGGGTGGCCCATGTCATGGACCGACTTAAAGCCATTGGAAATGGGCAAGTTCCACGAGTGGTTGTGCTCGCATGGGAGGTTTTGAGCGATGGGATGTGTCTGTAAATTCTGCGGCGCATGCGCTTGGTACAGTTGGCACAGTTGCCGTTGCACTCTCAAAGACTTTGCAGGATGCGAAATCAGACCGTTCAATACGGATGCATCATGCTGTCATTGGTATGTCGGCAATGTTAAAGCGTGCTGGAATGCGCACGGAGAGGAGATAGAGGAGTGAAACCCTATTACGAGGAATCAGGGATTACAATTTTTAATTGCGATTTCCGGGATGTGTTTGACTCGATATGCGCTGACGTACTGGTTACCGACCCGCCATATGGGATAGGGTTTAGCAGTGGAATGAAAGGACGGTTAGGCGACTGCTCAATAAAAGGCGATCTGGATACCGTTGCCCGTGACACACTGCTTGACGCATGGGGTGAACGCCCTGCTCTTGTGTTTGGAACATGGAAAATTGCTCGCCCGATAAATACTCGACACTTACTTATATGGGAGAAAGGTGAACATGTTGGCATGGGGGATCTTTCGTTGCCATGGAAGCCAAACCATGAGGAGATATATGTAATCGGAAGAGGTTTCTTTGGAAGGCGAAGAGGCTCCGTGTTGCGACATCTGGCTGTAGCGGGCTGCGTAGGACGAAGAAAATCAAGATGGCATCCAATGGAAAAGCCCGTGTCTCTAATGATGGACTTAATATCCTGTTGCCATCGCGGTGTAATCCTGGATCCGTTCGCTGGATCTGGGACAACACTGGTTGCGGCAAAGGCGCTTGGGTATCGAGCTGTTGGTATTGAAATAGAAGAGGCGCATTGTCGGTCAGCTATGCAGCGTCTTGCGCAAGGAGTGCTTGCGATGTGAAATACTCAACAATAAACCCACGACTAAAAATTCTTAACGGTCGGATAAAATGTTTTGAAACCGCCATGGAAGCGATCGCGCATGCGAAAAAAAACAAGTGCCAGGCTTACGAATGGGGCGTTGTGATTTATGGGCAATTGGAATTGAATTTTAAGTTAATGTTTTCAGAAACTAATCAACCGCCCCAACGGGGCAAGGAGGAAGCATGAAAGTGCTATTTATAATTGGACTGATGTTTGTATTTCTGGGATGCAGCGGCGCGAGGATCACCCCCGATCTTGCGGCGCCGAAGTGTGACGCGGTGGAGGCCCATCTGGTGGAGGTCGGCTGCTTCAACAACGAGCAGTGCGCGAGCTTCGTGCGCGAGATCGTGAAAGAGCATATTACGAGTCGGATGCCGGATGGAGTGGAATTTAAGACGTACTGTGACATCACATTGATGACCGGGCTTCTGCCGGTTGACTGCGTCATGAAAGCGGCGGATGTCCAGGGGATTCTGAAATGTGTTCGGGACTGGGTCGGACAGTTGGACCGTGCGGAGAGGGCTTCGGCTCTGTAGGTTTGACTGCGCTGGGAGGGGATGACCCCTCCTGGTGTTTTTCAAGGGAGACATCATGAAGAGAAAAAAGTCTTGCTGGGAATGCTCCTACTTCTTCTATGGCGGCTCAGGCAATGAGGGAGATTGCGAGAACCCAGAGAGTGAGCACTACGCAGACCGTATTCATCAAGATCGGTCTTGTGATGGCTTTTCACCGATACACGGCAATACGGAGGATTTCTACGATGACGACGAAAATTGAGCTCGGCATGCACGTTCGGGCGAAAAGTAGCTTTCCGGTCAGATTGATTATCGACGGGAGAGGGAAAAAGATAGCAGACATCCAATTTGGCATGGATGGGATCGTCACCGGCTTTGATCGCGGCATCCCGATTGTCAATGTTATTGACTATCTTCTCCCTGTTACCCTGAAGCAATTCGATGAATTGTGGGAAGTCATCGATTTCAAAACGACCGGTCGAGGCACCAATCAATGATTCAGCAGATCTGCAAATGGTGCGGGGTGGTGCCCGTCGAGAAGCACCAAACCTATTGTTCCAAACGGTGCAGGCAAGCCGCCTATCGGTTTCGGCGTCTGTCGCACATCGAGGCGACGGCCAGGGAATCGAAGCGACTGGCCTACGCCGACCCACCCTACCCCGGGATGGCGAAAAAGTACTACCAGCATGAAGACACCTACCAGGGAGAGGTAGATCATGAGCGTCTGCTTGAGCAGCTGGCGACATACGATGGGTGGGCGTTGTCAACGTCGTCGAAGGCCTTGCGCGACATCCTCCCCCTATGTCCATCGGAAGTCAGGGTGTGCGCTTGGGTGAAGCCTATCGGAGCGTCACCGAGGACTCGAGGTCTACACTCGACATGGGAGCCACTGATTGTGAAACAGGCTCGTGTCGTTCACGCCGGCGTCCGCGACTGGATCTCAGCTCAACCGGCCAGGTTTGGAGGGAGGCTTATGGGGCGAAAGCCGATTGCATTCTGTGCGTTTCTATTCCAGGCGCTTGCAGCGGCGCCGGGCGACAGCTTTGATGATCTGTTTCCCGGCACTGGGATTGTGTCGGCGTCCTGGAGGGAGTTTGCGTCGTCGTCGGCCGGAGACGACAGTGTCGTTGGGGCCCCTCAGCAGACGTCGTCCAGAGCAGCTTGCGGGAGTGTCGCCCGGTGATGGCGGTGTCGCCAAGGTCCTCGTGTGTCGCTCGGCGCCGACGTCGTCCGGATCTCAGGGCGATACCTAAATGTCGTCCCGGTACCGTAGCGACATCAGCCCCTATCCCGGAACGAGCGATTGATTTTGATCTGCCGAATCACGGCATCTCGATAGATCGTGTCGAGCTTTTTAACGATGACCGCCACGGCCGGTTCGAGCCAGCGATGAGGCGAGGTCCGCACAGTGGGGCGCTCGGCAGAGTAGATCATCTGGAGTTTGGCCCCCTTCGGCCATCCGGAGCCTTTTTTACGTCCACCGAGAACGCGGTAGAATCCAGTGGGTCGTCCCCATGGGTCGTTACGCTTGGTGACGAATACAACCCGCTGGCCGCTTGCTACGGCGTCTCTGACGGCAACGACTGTCCGCCCCCTGCCGCGCACCCGGGTCGATGGGGGCTTGACCATGTTCAGCCAGTTACGGCGCTGGAGCTTACGGGTGCGCTTTCGGGCTTGCCCTTGTCCCGCGGCCGCGCTGGTGGGGATGGTGACACCGTGCTTGCCCGTCTTCTGCTGGGTGAACCCTTCCTCCTGTTTGGCCATGTATTCCTGGGTGGAGCCCACGACGGATTCCATCTGGTCGATACGACGGGCAAAGGTCTTTTTGAATCGGACGGAGCGCCTTGTGAAAGTGTTCCTTTCAGTGAACTTTCTGGAAATATTGCGTTTTGCGAGATCGGCGGTTTTATAGGCCGCAGTGTTCAGCGTGTCTTTGATCGCGTATGGAAGGGCGTGCTTCCCGAATCGGTCGAGGTCATTTTCGAGCTGTTCAATTGGTCGCATATCCAGTACAATTTTGAACAAAAGCTTCACCTCCACGTCGATTTTAACACGGGTGAGGAAAGAAAAAGGCAAGAAAATGAAAGTAAAAACATGGATTTTGGTGATTTTTTGGGCGGTTATGGGGTGTGATACCGATCCGAATAAGTCAGAAGAAGAGCTCGACGGGGCAATCGCGGTCATCGATTCTGAGTCTGATACAGGGCCGGAATCAGATGCGGATACAGATGCCGATACAGACAGCGACACGGACGCGGATACTGACTCAGACACCGATACCGATACCGATAGTGACACCGATTCTGATACGGACACAGATACAGATACCGACACGGATGCGGACGTTCCTACGGATGGGGATTCGTGCAACGAGGCGGATGGGCGGTATTGTAATGATGGCAGTGGAACACTGAGCGGATTCTGGTATCAGGATTGCGTTTACTATGGCGGAGAGACTTTCATATCGCCGGACTGTGAGCATAGCGGTTGCTGTCAAATGTTGTCGCTTTGTCCCACAGATGATTCACGTTTTGAGTGCATAGATGGCGACGATGGGTCTAAAATAGCAGATCAATGCCGAGCAAAGGGGGGCTCAACCAGGTGGGACTATCTATGCGGGTATGAGAGCGAGTCAAGTATAGGCACCATATTCATAAGATATGGAGGATGCTGCGGGCCTGGAGTGGATGCTGAATAAAGGGGAAGATGATGACTCTACACTCCAAACCAGAAAGGCAGAGAAAGAAAATGAAAACATGCACAACAGGACAAAAAGGTACATAATTGTCGAAATCGAGTCTATTTACCGAGTTATCGACGTGGTAACGGCGCGACTCAAGGGGTCGTATACGGACTCAACGTCGGCCGATAGAGCTGTGATTGGGTTCCTTATCGAGGACGGCGCCCTCAGGCCGGGATGCCCGCATTGCCCGTATCACCAGCACTTGAGAGGGATGGAGAGTTGCTCTACACTCTGATGATGAGAAAGGCAAACCATGAGCAAAAAGCAACCCAACCCTCCACCTCCAAGCATATCGAAACGACCTTCGCCCCCACCGGCCCCACCGATGAAACGACTGACGCCACCAAGCCTAAAGGGCTGTTCGGTTGGCTTTTCTACGTTGCTGCTGACTCGTCAGTGTCCATTACTGCTGTCCATCGAGTATGCTGATTGGCTCATTGATGAAGATGGTGACTATGACCCGTGGATTGACGAGCCATTGAGCGAGGAGGCCACCGCAGCCCTGCAGAGGATTGCGGATCCGGATAGCTGGGAGATTTGGTAGGCGAATGCGAAAGCGACTAAGAAAGAAGAAGCGGAAGATATTCCTGGAGAACATGAAGCCCACGGGAGACTCTGGTTTTGAGCGATTCTCGAGGGCGCTGTGTGAGGTTGTGGCCGCCGAGCTTGGTGTTCCTGTAGAGGTGCTGATGATGCCGCCACCCAGGCCGGAATATGGCATTTCCGCCAGCATGTAGCACTTCTGAGAGCGCGTGGTATTTCCATCCGAGATGCACCGACACCGATACCGACCTGGGAATTCTTGTCGAACCCGAGAACCTCATATACACTGTGGGGCGCTGAGGGTGGGCGACCTGCGCAACAGGAAGGATCGAACGTCGATAATGAAAAAGAAAACGTACAAAGGAGTGGACCAGAAAAAGAGGATAACACCGAACCCTATTCCTGTTTCAAACTCACTTCTTGTGGCCTTGAAATGTTACCCACTCGTTGGTAGAAGTCGAGCGGGTCCTGTGACACCCGGGGTACCCCCCTGCCGTGTTTATATGCGTAC